TAGTCGCGGACCTCGCTGTCGGTGTACTGGAACCAGCGGGCGGGCATGCGTCAGGAACCCCCTTCGGGGCGTGCTCGAGTGGTGGGGATGCGTTGCGGGAGAAGGGGTTACGCCTGGATCTGCTCCACGACGGTGAACATGACCGCGAACCAGGTGAGGGCTTCGTTGCCTTCCAAGAACTCGGTTTCGCCGACCCGCCAGCGGATCTGGCCCGTGCCCTGCCGCACCTCGAAGATCGTCTGCGGGGTCTGGCCGATCCGGGCGTCGGACCGCAACCGGGTGAGCACCGCCTCCAGCAGGGCGTCCAGGTCGTCCATCGCGTCGGCGCCGGTGCCGTCGAAGAAGTGGCACACCTGCAGGTGCACCTCGTGGGGGACCAGCTTGATCCCCGCGAACGCGGTGATGACCCCGGCGTTCGCGGCCGGCCCCGACGCCCGCTCGTCCTGCCCGGACGGCATGTAGATCACCGCGAACGACTGCGCCGGAGTGGCGGTGCCCTGCGCGACCAGCTGGTCCTGCTTCTCCAGGGCCGTCCGCACCTGGGCGAGACCGGGCACGGGCGGGCTGTTGAAGAACTGGGCGACGGCGTATCGGACGGTGTTGCGGCTCACCGGACCCGCCGGAACGGCAGCAGCAGGTCCTCGGCGATGTAGAACTCCTCCGAGTCGACACCGCCCGGCTGGGCGCTCTGCACCCGGGACCGGTACTGGCCCGCAGCGGGCGCGACGATCGCGGCCGCCCCGCGGGTCTTGATCAGGGCGGTGGTGATGAGGATCGCCGCCTGCTTGACCGCGGGCGGAAGCCCGGACACCGACACCCCGGTCTGGTTGTGCGGGAACCGCAACGGCGCCGTCAACGGCAGCGTGGCCGACCCCGCCACGTAGCTGGACGCGACGGTCACGGACTCCGACTGGCCGCCGTCGTATATCCCCAACGGGGTGATCCCGGCGAGCACGCCGGTGGCGTCCGTCACGGTGATCGAGGTGGCGCCAGCGGCGGCGGTCGCGGCCAGGGTGGTGACGGGCCAGCCGGACACGACGGTCCACTGGCACCAGGCCCGGGTCCCGGGGCGGGGCATCCCGAACTGCAGTGGCCCCGCAGACGAGCTGTACCCGCCGGTGAGCGGCACGTGGAACATGGACGTCTCCACCGCGACCGCGGAGAAGTCCGACAGGGCGATCAGGTCGTTCGGGGTGGACCCGTACGAGAACGCGGTGACTTCGATGATCGGGGTCTGCCGCGGGTGGACGTGGATGAACCCGTCCCGGTCCACCCACTGGTAGCCGGCGTCCGGGTCGACGGTCGCGGCGAGGGTCTGCCCGCAGAAGTATGTGTCGATCAGGGAGCAGGAGCGGGCGATCACGTTGGCGAGCTCGGCGTCCGACGCGGACTGGTTGCCCTTCACCAGGTTCGTCACGTCCACCCCGGTCGGGGCCTGCTTGTACTCGGCGGGGGTGATGTACGGGGTGGAGAACAGTGGCCGGATCATGCTGGGGGCGGCGGTCGTGGCCATCGGCTACTCCCGCACGCAGTCCCCGCCGCAGCGGGAGCAGGTCCGGAAGTAGGACCGGAACCCGCACCCGCACACCCATGCGGCGGCGCGGGTGACACCGCCGAGGGCGGCAGGGAAGTACCCGGCGTCCTTGAGGAGCCGGGCGTCGCCGGGGGTGGCGTCCACGATGCGGCCGGAGTAGCGGGTGCGGCCGACGTCGACCTGGATGCAGCCCTGGTCCGGGGAAACCATGCGGGTCACTTCTTGCGCCTCCTGTGTCCGGCGACGCGGCGGCCGCGGTGGGGGTGGGCGTGCAGGGTGCGCGGCACCTTCCGGCGGGCGGCCGCGGATCTGCGGTGGCCGGCGTGAGGGTGGTGGTGCCCCTTGGGGGCGCGGGAGATCCGGGCGCGCGCCTTCGCCGGCGTCTTTCGGTGGTGAGCCGCGGCCTTGTGATGCGCGGTCCGCTTCGCGGGGCGCTTGGTCGGGTGGCGGCCCTTCGGCCCCGCCACCCGCTTCCCGCCCTTCGCGGGCTTCTTGCCCTTGGACGGCTTGAGGGGGCGACCCCACCGGGCCGTCTTCCCCGCTCTGCGGTGCCCCCACCGGACGGTCTTGCGGGTGGACCGGCGGCCCCATCGCACAGTGCGTCGGACCACCGGCCCACCCCCCGATCCAGGTCTCCGGCAGGGTCAGGTGAGGTTGGTGGCCCGGAACGTGGCGAGGTCCCGGTCCAGCTGGTCCTGCGCCTCAGTCGCGGACAGGGTTGCGTTGCCGGCGGCCGTCGCGGCGGCCTCGTCGGTGACGTAGGCGGAGTCGGCGGGCAGCGCCGCGATCGTGGTGGGGTCCAGGGTGTTGTCGGGGTTGCTCACGACAGCGGGGCCCCCTGCTCTCGGGTGACCACGAGCTGCAGCTCCTGCCGGTCCGCGGCAGCAGCGGCGGAAGCGGAGTTGACGCCCGCGGACTTCATGGTGGTCACGGTCGTGCCGAGGGCGGTGAACGTGGTCTGCATGGCGGTGCGCTGTGCGGCGGTGTGACCGGACGTGGCCATCGGGCGGCCTCCGTTCTGGGTTCAGTTGATGCGGGCGAGGATCGTTCCGGTCGAGGGGTCGACCTGGTACTCGCCGTCCGGGTAGGACACGAACTCGGATCCGACGGCGATGGTGGTGCCGATCCGCGGGTCGTTGGGGTCGGCCGCGACAGCGTGCGCGGCCTGATCGGCGGGCGCGGCCGTGGCCGCTGCGCGGCGGGTGCGGCGGGTAGGGGCCGGTGCGGGAGCCTCGGCCGGGACGTCGGTGGTGGGTTCGGTCACGAGGGCTCCTCGGGGAAGGTGTCCAGCAGCCAACGCAGGGCCTCGGCTGCCGCGGGTGTGAGTCGGGGCGCGCCGGACTGCAGGCGCACCGTGTAGGTGCCGCCGACGACGCCGGTTGGGGTTGCGGTGAGCGGGATCGCCAGCAGCGGAACGGGTTCGATGCCGGGCAGGTGCAGCTCACCGATGTGGACGGGGTCGATGGCAGCCATGGCGTGGTCCGCGTGAGCAGGCAGGGCCCGTCACCCGGAGGCGACGGGCCCTGCCACGGCTCACTTCTTGATGACGTTGCTGATCATGCCGTTCCAGGCGGCGGCGTAGCAGACGAAGGTGCCGTACCAGTAGGTCGACGCCTCGTAGGCGAACTGCGTGACCGGCCACTGGACCGCCATGTAGTCCTGCACGTTCCAGGCCTTCCACACGTCGGAGACCTCGGTGTCCGGGATCGGCAGCGTCCAGGAGAGGATCGGGCAGTTCCCCTGCGGCATCCAGGGGTGGACGGTCAGGTCGACCATCTTGCCGGTGACCTCGTTCTGCAGGCCGGTCACCATCGCCCCGATCGTGGCGTCGTGCGCCTCCGCCCGGGTCAGGCTGATCCGGTACGCGGAGCTGTTGCTGTTCAGCTTGATCTGGTCGGACAGCTGCTTGCGGTCCGCGCCGTTGAACAGCACCTCGTCGGGGTCGGCCTTCACCGCGTCGTACAGCGCCGCGAACGCCGAGTTGAACTCGTCGCCCGGGTTGGCGGAGAACGTGCTGTTGAGGGCCTTGGTGTACCCGGAGTTGGCGCCGCCGCAGATCGTCAGGATCCCGTCGTAGTCCAGGGCCGAGGAGTCGGTCGCGGACGCGGGCGGGTTCGAGCCGGCGTTCGGGGCGCCACCGGTGCCGCCACCGGTGAAGTTGATCGTCACCGAGCCGGCGGTGCCGGAAGCGATCGCCAGGGTCGACACCTGGTTGCCCGCCACGGTCGCCTGCACCGTGCTCGACGCGCCAGCGACGGTCAGGGTGGCCGCGAACACGTTCGCGACACCGGTGGCGGTGCCCGCGTACACCTTGTAGCCCAGGGCGCCGGGCACGTTGGCGACCTGCACGTCCACGACCTTGCCGGTCGCGGCGGACATGCCGGTGGTGTTCGCGGATCCCGCGACCGTCTCACCGAAGATGGTCGCCGCGGTGACGTACACGTACAGGGTGGCGATGTTGGCGGTGTTCCCGGTCTCGCCGGTGACCGCGTTGCGGACGGTCAGGGTCGGGGTGCCGGGGGTGGACAGGGCGCCAGCGAACCCGGACGCGGTGCCGCGGCCGCCCAGCAGCAGCCGCTCCTCCATCAGCATGGACGCGTACAGCAGGCTGGTCTGGGACAGCTGGCGGATGTCCTGGAAGCCCTGGCCGGAGAACTGCGCCGACCACGGCACCTGGTCCGACAGCGAGAACTGCAGGTACGGGACCGCGGCCTCGTCACCCGCGTAGCTGATCTTCGGGCCACGGATGTAGTTGATGTTCCCGAACGCGGTGGACTGCGAGTCGGTGATGCCCGGCCGCTGGATGCCGACACCGCCGGTGCCGGTGCCGGTGAAGCCCGTGATCCGCTTGTAGCGGTGGGCGGTGCCGATGCCCTTGCCGCGCGGGATCCGGTTCCGCAGCGGCGTCGGCCGCGGCGTCAGCAGCTTCGCCGGCGCCTCCAGGTCGTACGCCACGTAGCCCGTGGACAGCGGCGACGTCAGGGTGAGGTCCTTGACGACGTCGGGCATCGCGCCGAGCTGGGCGGTGACCGACGCGAGGGTCTCCGCCGAGACGGCCTTCTGGATGTCGGGGTTCTGCAGGGCAGCCAGGGCGGCCTGCGCCGCGGACTGCTCGGGGGCGATGAAGCCCGGGAGGTTGGGGGCCCAGCCCTTCTGGGTGGTGGGGACGGTGTCCAGCGCTGCCTTGAGCGCCTCCTGCCGGTCCATCACCTCAGCGGCGGTGTCGACCCCGAACGCGTCCCGCAGGGGGACGGAGGTGGCCATCGTGTGTTCCTTCCGTGAAGGCGTGACGCACCCCCCGGCCCCAGATGGGCCGGGCGCGGGTGCAAGGGGGGTGGGTTGGTCAGGCCGTGGCCTGGGCGGCGGCGAGCTTCTGCCGCGCCGCGGTGGCGCGCTTGCGTGCTTCCGCCGCAAGAGCCGGGTCGTCGTAGGCCCGCTCCAGGGCCTCGAACTTGACGACCTCGGCGCGCAGCGCGTCGGTCTCAGCCGAGACCTGCCGCTGCTGCAGGGTCTGGACCCGGACGGGTCCGCCGGGGGCAGCCGCCTTCTCCACCCGCTCCAGTCGCGCCTTGAGCTGCTCGTTCTCCGAGAGAAGAGCAGCCGTGGCCTCTGCGATCTGGGCCTTCACGGTGTCCGCGGTGGTGCCCTTGCCCGCCTCGTCGGCGGGGGTCTGGTCGGGCGTCGGGGCCGGCGCGGGTGGCGGCGCCGACGCGGGGGGGGGGTGCGGCGCCGTGTCGGCGTCGGCGGTCTTGGTGACGTCCGGCTGGGTGCCCTTGACGTCGGACGGGGCGGGCGCCTCGCCCTCCCAGGTCTCGTGGTCCCACCAGTCGAGGAACCGGGCGAGGGTGCCGACCAACTGCTGCAGGTCGTACTCCTCCCGCTCCCCCTGCAGGGCCTCCTGCGCCTCCGCGATGAGCAGGTTCAGCAGCCCGTCCCGGACCTGCTGCAGCAGCGCCGGGTCGTGGGCCATCTCCTCCGCCGCACCAACCTTCGTCAGGTCGGGGTCGGCGCCCTTCCACTCGTCGGGGATCAGGTCCTCCCGGCCAAGCGCACGGGCCCGCTCCTTGATGTGGGCCCGGGCGGCGGCCGGGTTCTTCGCCCGGCCGATCGCCTGGATGGCGTTGCGGAGGTCCCCGACGGTGGCGATCGGGAAGCCGCCGCCGGGCATCGCCTTGCCCTCCTTGGCGAGCCGCTTCCGGTCGCCGGCGGAGAAGTCCCGCTTCTCCAGCTCGGCTGCGAGCGCGCCGGGCAGGGCGGCAGCGACGGCCTTCGCGACCAGGTCGGCCAGCCCGTCGGGGGTGGGGTCCGGGGCGGTGGCCGCGGCCTTCCCCGTGCCGTCGACCACCGCCTCGGACGTCTCAGGGGCCGCCACAGCGGCCGGGACGGCGGGGACGTCGCTCACGTCGCCGCCCGCCCCGTTCGTGTCACCAGCGGCAGCCTCGCCCGGCTCAGCGGGGGTTGCGGGGGTCGCCTCCGCCGCCGGGTCGGGCTCGGCGGTCTTGATCTGCGAGGACGGGCCGTTCGTGGAGGTCGTCCCGGAGTGCGCAACCGCGCCCGGGGCGGTGTCGGTCTCGTGGAGCTCCTCGACCCGCACGAGCATCCGCTCGGTGTCCAGGTCGGAGCCGCGGACCTCCATGCCGGGGACGGCGGCCTTGGCCATCACGAGGGTGCACGACGGGTTCGCGGGCCGGTCCACCAGGGACACCTCGACGACCTTGCCGTCCACGATCCGCCCGCCGGCGGCCTTCGTGTCGGTGACGATCCGCGGGCCCTTGATCCCGATGGAGAAGCCGCGGAGGACGCCGTGCTCGACCTTCTTGACGGCCAGGGGGTCGACGACCTTCGCGACGATGTGGTGGCCGCCGTCGGACTTCTCCTCGTACTCGGTGGCCACACCCACGGCGTTCGGGGTGTGCATCTCCCGCAGGTTCCCGCCCGTGGAAAACCACTCGGGGATGGCCCGCTTGAGCCACGCGGCGTCGGCGATCTGCTTGTCGACGTCCAGGGTCTCGTCGCTGACTCGGCCCTGGACGAGCAGCGTGCCGTCGTCCTGCTTCTCGGACTTGGTGATCTCCGCGTAGACAGCGGCGCGATCCATCGGACCCTCCTCCTGTGGGGGGCTGCGGGGTGTGTTCAGGTGCGCCCCCGGGGAAGGGCGAGGCGGGTCAGACGTCGGTGATGGCGCCGGTCAGCGCCCAGTCGGGTGGGGTTGCCGGCAGCACCGCGCACCGGCAGCGCGGGTGCAGCGGCGGGTCCAGCGGGAAGCCCGGGTCGGCGGGGATCACGTCCCAGTCGGCGTACTGCTGGCATTCGATGCACACGCCGTCGTCGGTGGCGGTGACCCACTCCACGAACGGGATCGCCGCCCAGTCGTAGGCGACGGCGGCGGCGTCGTTGACCTGCTGCCAGCCCTCCGCGGACAGCACCACGTCGATCCAGGTGCCGTTGTTCAGCTGCGCCTCGAACGCGGCGGTCAGCTCGTCGTCGGTGGCGGCCGCGGCGACGTCCGACAGGCCGGCCGCCATCTGCTGGATCCGCACGCCGGTGGAGGTCTGCAACCGGCCGGCGGCGTTCGCGGCGACCGTCGCGGCGCGGGCGGTCTCCATCGCGGTGAGGGCCTGTGTGCCGGCGGGGGTGGCCAGGCCGGCGTCGGCGATCGCCTGCAGCGCCGAGGTCTGCCCGAGCTGCCGGGCCTCCATCAGTGCTGCGGTGAGCGCGGCGAGGGTCCTGTCGGCGGGCCGCAGGTGCCGCCACAGGAACACGACCAACGCGGCGATCAGCGCCTGGTCGCGGTCCTTGCGGGTGGCTTTCGTGTGTGGGTGGTCGTGCCGCCACGCGCGGGTCAAGGACTCCGCGGAGGGCCACTGCGCCCGCCACGCGACCCGCAGTTGGGCGGCGTGCCGGGCGATCAGTTCCCGGTCGTGGTCCCACGCCTTCCACCGCTTGCTGGGGCGGGCGGCCTTCGCGACGGCGGCCACGGCGAGTGTCCGGGGATCAGGCACGGTCGCCTCCAGAACTTCACGGGTCGGTGAGGTTCTGGAGGCGACCGGGCGCCGGAACTTGTCCTCTCCCGGAGGTTCCGGCGCCGGTCAGGCGGCGGTGAGGGTGAACTCCAACGCCAGGACGGCAGCGTCGTACATGCCGTCACCGCCCAGGTCGTTGGCGGCCTTCCCCAGCCAGGACGGGTGCGCCCGGAACTGGAAGTCCCGCCAGGCACGCCCGCCGCGGCGGGTGTTCTCCACGAACCGCTTGAACGCCCGCGCCTCCGCCGCCTTCGCGACGGTCGTGACCGGCGCCAGGGCCTGCAACACCAGCGGCAGCGACGCGGCGAGCTCCGGCCGGACCGCGGTGTTGTCGGCGAGCTGGTCCGGCGCCCACCAGGCGGCGACCTCGACGAGGTCCCCGTCGGGGTCGTCGGGGTTGAGGACGGTACGGGTGATGCCCGGGTTGAGCCGCACCAGGTCCTCGGAGTCGACCCGGTACGTGAACCCCTGGTAGGGGCCGGACACCCACGAGCCGATCACCTGGCCGGTGGGCAGCTCGGTGCCGGTCTCCTCCTGCCACTCCCGTTTCGCGGCGGCGAGGGGTTCCTCCCCGGCCTCGAGGTGGCCGCCGGGGAACTCCCATCGGCCGCCGTTCGGGTCGTCGCCGTCCAGGCCCCGCTGCAGCATGAGGACCCGACCGGTGTCGGCTGCGACGACGGCGAGCCCGGCGACGCTGACCCCGACGTCGGCCTTCGTGACCTGCTGCTGCCCGGGCTGCTGGCCGGGCTGTCCCTGCTGGCCGAGCTGTTGACCCTGCTGGCCGGGCTGGGGTGCCATGCCGGGCGGTGGGGCCGTCGCGGCGGCGTTCGCCCGGTCGATCGCACCCTCCAGCGGGATGACCTCCCGCTGGGTGATGATCAGCGGGATGTCCGCCTCCGCCACGTCGTAACGGGGCCGGCCCGTCTCGTCCCGGATCTCGTTGATCGTGATGCCCGCCACCCTGGCCAGCGTCTCCATGCTGGTCAGGGCGGCAGCCTCGTCCTCGGCCTCCAAGCCCAGGAACTGGAACGTCAGCTCCTCCGGCATCCGCAGCCACGTCGAGGAGATCTCGTTCAGGATGCCGGTCAGCCACTTCGTGGTCGGCCGGATCGCCTTCCGGTAGGTGACGTTCTCCTCCGAGTCGGCGAACCCCTTGCCGCCCAACCCTCCCCGGGGCGGGAACCCCAGCTCGGTCGGCATCACGTCGAACGCCAACGCGATCAACCGGATCAGGTGCTCGTCGTAGTCCGGCTTGTACCTTTCATCCACCGACGTCATGACCGTCGGGTCGAACCCGTCGGGGATGACCTTCGCCCGGTGCCGTTCCGCGGTGTTCCCGGACAGGAAGTCGTTGAAGATCCGCTCGTAGGCGTACAGCTGGTCCGGGGTCAGCGGGGCGTTCGCCTTGAGGATCAGCTCGGGGATGACGCCGTCGGTGTACTCGGCGCGCATCCACTGGTAGCGGCGCATGTAGAGGTCGGCGTCGAGGATCGCCTGCTCCACGTTGGAGTACCCGTACGGGGAGTTGGCGCGCCGGTAGCGGGGCCGGTAGATCAGGGTGTCCCGCGCGAACTCGTCGCCCTCCCCGGGGGTGGCGGTGAACTCGCCGCGGGGGAACCCGTGCAGGATCTGCTGGTAGGCGGGGTTCGGTGGCTGCGGGACCGCCCCACGGTGGTCCAGCAGCGGCTTGATGGTGTCCCCGGCGATGATCTCGACGGAGTGCAGGTCCCCGCCCAGCGTGGCGTGCGGGAACAGGGTGAGGGCGTCGAGGACGAAGTGCTCCTCCAGGGCGGCGGTCAGCCACTCCTCGAACGTCCAGTCGGCGATCCGGTCCGGCTTGGTCCACCAGCGGCGCAGCTCGGCGATGCTCCCCGCGTTACGGGCCCGCGCGGCGGTCTCGATGGAGTGGCGGGTCACCGGGGACCGCTTGTCCCGATCCTTCTTCGCGTCCGGGTCGCCGGCGGCGGCCGCCTTCGCGGCAGCGACGTCCGCGCGGGTCACCGCCTGGTCCAGCATCTCCTTCTCGAACACGGACTCGGCGACGACGAAATCCCAGTCCAGGCCGACCATCTCGGCCTTCCGGATCTCGATGCACCGCCGGATGATGCTGACGTTGTCGGCGAGCTGCCGCAGCACGCTCCAGGGGACGACCCGCTCCCCCGCACCAGGCAGGTTGAACGTGACCGGGTACTCCCACCGGCGCGGCAGGGGCCGGCCCGTCGCGGGCTCCAGCGGGTCGATGGAAGCCGGCCGGATCGGCACGCCGGGGCCGAACGCGACGTTCGGGTCCGTCCACCCGCCGGGCGCCAGCGGCCGGGTGAAGCCAGTCCCGTACCCGCCCATCGCCAGCTGCTGCAACGCCATCGGGTTCACGGGCGTCGCTGTCGCGCCGGCCGGGAGGCGCAGCTGCTTGACGACCTCCGCGGCGACGGCCTGCACCAGGTCGGGGGTGAGCGCGGCGGCCAGCTCGCCGGGGGTGGTGGCCCGCTGGGTGGGCGGACTGTAGGAGGGGCGGCGGTTGCGGCGAGCCACGGTGTGGGCACCCCTCTCGCGGTCAGGGAATGGCGAGGCGGGCCAGGTCGGCTGGGGTGACGTCACCGGGGCGGCGTCCGGGGATCAGGTCCACCCCGGCCCGCCGGTACGCCTCGTCGACCAGTTGGGAGCAGATCAGCCGGCCTGACGCGGCGACGTAGTCGCGCAGGCCGTGCGCGACCAGGTCCAGGTGCAGGCGGACCGCGGCGAGAGCCGCATAGTCGGCGAAGCTGTACGGGGCGCCGGTCAGGTCAGTCGCCGCCCGGGCCGCCACCTGCCGCTGCCCGGGGGTGGTGCCGTCGGGGAAGAACCAGAGGACCTCACGGCCCGCGCAGGCCGCGGCCTCGGTGACACGTTGAGCGCCGCCCGGTTCGGCCTGCACGATCGTGCCGTCCCCGACAGCGATCAGGGCGTGGGTCCAGCGGGCGTGCCGGGGGGCGGCCCCGTTGAGGAGCTGCCCGACCCGGATCGCGGCGCCGAGCCGGCCGCCGATGTGGGTGAGGCCGATCGCCCCAGCAGGGTGCGGCACGTCAGCGGCCGACCACGGACGCGGAGAACGTGACCGACGTGGGGGCGCCCGCGAACGACCACCCGAACCGGGCCAGCGACGTCAACGCCGCGGTGACCACACCGGTCGCCGTCGGGTACGGCCCGATCACCACCGACGTGCTGGACGCCGTGGAGATCGCCGTGGACGTCCACGTTCGATACCAGACACCGTCGGCGCCGAACCGGTCCACGAAGAACGTCACCGACGGGCTGGCGCCGCCGGTGAACACGGTCACGTTGACGTCCACGGCCAGCGACGTCACCGCGCTGGTCGAGAACGACGTCCCCGTGTTCGCGGCGGCCTGCGCGGTCGACGGGTAGGTCAGGAACGTCGTGAACGTCGACGCCGGCGCGACCGGGAACGGGTTGAACTGGCTGACCTCGACGTACTGGCCGGCGTTGGTGAGCACCTGCACGGCTGGGCCTCCCCTCAAGGGTCAGGTGGGTGGGAGCAGATCCCCCAGGAACAGGCCCCCGAACGGCTTCCCCGGGACCGGCTGCATGTCGTCGGGGGTGGGTGGGTGCTCCCAGTCCGGCGGCGGGACCGGCAGGTCCCGGCCGCAGCGCACGCACACCGGCCGGCCCACCGTGTTCGGGGTCTTGCAGTGCGGGCACGGCGCGGACAGGGCGGTGAGGAACGCCAACGCGGATGCCCCGCCGGCCAGCTCGGTGATCGCCCACACGAGGGCGTCCAGGCGGCCCGGGGACCACCCGGACGACTGCGTCCACTGCGTGAGTTCGTCTTCCAGCGGGTCGAACAGGCCGACGTGGGAGACGTGCCCCTTCGCGTACAGCCACGAGATGGGTTCCGCGCGGATCGCCTTGCCCCGCGACGCGGTCACCACGATCACCTTGCAGGTGGGGTGGGCGTGCTTGAGGACCGCCTCGACCATCGCGCCACCGAAGTTGATCTCGGCGACGACAGCGTCAGCGGCGAGCTCCCCGTGCAGGGCCGCGACCCGGGCAGCCCACTCGTCGGGCAGGAACCTCCCGGACCGGTCCCGCAGCACGTAGTACCGGCCGTCGGTGCCCTTCCCGACGGCGACGATCCCGCACTCGTCCGAGCCGTCGGTCGCGGACCCGGACGGGTCCAGGGCGACAACGACACGCACCAGGTCGGGGTGCTGGTTGACCCGGAAGTGGTCGATGACCGTCTGCTGCCACAGGGCGCCGGGCACGTTGTCCATCGCGTCCCAGTCGCCGTCCAGCAGCGCCCGCCGCCGGCGGGGGTCGGGGATCGCGAGGATCTGCTTGACGTACCCGGGGTTGGACTTCATCAGGCCCGGGTTGTCCCGGATGGTCGCCGGGATGTACGCGCGGGGCAGCTGGTGGTCGACGATCTCCCCGTCCACCACCAGCGGCGGCGTCCACGCCTCGAACGGTTTCGGCTGCGGCTGCCCTGCCGCGAGGTCCTCGGGGCGGGGCTTCACGAACCGGCGTTTCACCCACCGGAACCCGACACCCTCAGGGTTCGCGGTGGCGATCGCATGGACGCGGTGGCCGCGGGCGGACCGCAACCGGGTCAGCATGAACGTGTACTGGGTCTCCGCCAACTCGGTGACCTCGTCGAACAGCAACAGGTCGAACTCGGTGGACTTGTAGTTCTGCTCGTCGCCCTCGTTCGGCAACGAGATGAACCGGATGACGGAGCCGTTCTTGAACGTCCACGTCCACTCGGTGCGATTCTCCCGCGCCAGACCGGCGGTCAACGCGGCCATGTGCAGGCCGTGGGTCTGCTTGAGCATCGGCAGGGTGCGCCGCACCAGCGCGATGTGCGCGCCGGCGTGGTCCAGGGCGAACTCGACCGCGTAGGAGCGCAGCAGCATGCTCTTGCCGCCGCCGACCGCGCCGCCGTACAGCAGCTCGAACACCTCGTCGGCCAGCGACATGACCTGCTGCTGCTTCGGGTACGGCTCCCACACCGGGTCCCGCTTGACGGGTTGCGGGTTCTCCCTGGCCTGCCACTGCTCCAGGGCGGCCTCGAACATCGTGGTCATGGCCGCCCCCGGGGAAAGGGTGGTGAGAAGGGAGAACCGCTCAGCGAGCGGTGTTGTACGTGGCGGCGGCCTGCGCGACGTGCTGCGGGTACGGCTGGCCCTCGACGTGCACGGCGAGGCTCACGTTGAGGCTGGCGACCTTCGACGTGTCCGGCTTCGGCTCGTGGCCGCTGACGGTGAACACCGCGCCGTCGGGGATGTGAGCCGCTGCGGCCTTGTGGTTCTCCAGCACCAGCTCGTCGCCGACCTTGCGGACGTTGAATCCGTACGACATCAGGGGTTCTCCTTGCGGTGAAGGGTCAGAAGATCTGCAGGGTGTCCACGGACAGGACCGGCACCTCCGGGCTGTCGGTGACCTTCACCCACACGTCGTAGAGGCCCTTGCCGAGGGTGATCGTGCCGCCGGGACCGACCAGGCACTTCGCCTTGTACTGGGTGGGTGGGCCGGCGACGGTCTCCCACGCGCCGGCCACCCAGTCGGACACCTGCGGGTCGACCCCGGACGCGGTGAACGCGAACGCCACCGCGTCCGAGGTCGGGTTGTACGTGGCGCCGTTGACCAGCGCCGTCACGTACGCGCCCACGAACTGCAAGGAGAGGGCGCTCTGCCGCATCGGCATCCCGGCCACCCCCTCACTGCTGGTCGGGACGGGTCACCCACGGGGTTACTGCCGGCCGGGCATCCCAACCGGGCTGTTCGGTCCGTGCCGTCCAGTCGTCGCGGGCCTGCCGGGTGTCCCAGGCGGCCTGCTCGGTGCGGGCCGTCCACGTGTCCCGTGCCGGGGTGACGGCGAACCGCACGTTGATCGGTGCGACGGTGCGGGGTGCGGGCGGCTGCCGGAGCAAGGTGCGCCGCACCCACCCGACCAGGCGTCGTCCCACGCTCGTTCGCGGCGGTGGCGCCGCCTGTGCGGGTGGTGGGGTGACCGTCCTGGGCCGGGACCGGGCAACGATCGGACGCCGCGGGGACACCGGCGCCGGCACCCGGGCAGGCACGATCGTCTGCTGGGCGGGTGCCGGGGTCGCGGTCTTCCCGCGCCGCGGCAGCAGGCCCGCCAGAAGGCGGGGTGCTGCCACGATCGGCTTCCATGGCGGGTTCACCTGCGCCGGTACCGGCTTGGTGATGCCGGGCCGGCGAGGCTGCCCCACTGGGCGACGCGTCTTGGCCGGTGGCGGTGGGACCGCCTGTGCCGGGGCTGCCGTGACCGGCTTGGATCGGCGCAGCACCGACCAGGCCCGCGACATCCGGGCCTGCACCGGCAGCGGCATCCACACGCTCGGGGTGAGCGGCTGCTGCGCCGGGACGGGCCCTGCCGTTCGTCCCCGCCGTCCGGGCCCGAACGGGCGCCGGGCCCGGACGGGCGCGACTGGGTACGGCGGGTTGAACTGCGGTGGCGTCACCCCAGTCGGCCGGGGCCGACGCTGCCACACCCCGACCCGTCGGGACCGGCCCTGCGGTGGGCTGGTCTGGTCGATCGGCGGGAGCGTGTCCCCCCGCTGTCCGCGCCGCAGCATCCCCCACGCCTTGGCGGGGCGACCAGCGACAACGGCGGGCACCCACGCGGGCGGGACGACGGTCTGCTGCGCGGGAACCGGGCTCGCGGTGCGGGACCGCTTGAGCAGGCCGACAGCCCGCCGCGCCGACAGCACGACCGGCTGCCACGGCGGGTTGGTGAACACGGTCTGCGGTTGCACCGGGAACACGGCCCGGCCCCTGCGCGCCAACGCGGGGACGGCCCGCCGCACGGATCGGACGACCGGCTCCCACGGCGGGTTGAACTGCGGTGGGGTCACGCCCGGTGTTTTCGCCCGCCGCGGCAGGGCCGGGACCGTGCGCCGGGCCCGCTGTGGCGCCGGCGCCGAGGCCTGGTCGACCGGTGGTGCCGTGTCACCGAACCCGCGCCGCACCAGCAGTTGGGTGGGGCGGCGTCCCCGCACCAGGACAGGCAGCCACGGCGGGTTGAACTGCGGTGGCGTGACCGACGAGACCCGGGGCCGCCGCAGGAACGCCACGGTACGGCGGGGCCGGTCCGCGGTCGCAGGCTGCACCGGGTACGGCGGGTTGAACTGCGGCGGCGTGACACCGGGCGTCTTGGGTCGCCGCTGCCACGGCAGCACACGACGAACCGGCCGGCCTGCGGGTGCTGCCGTCTGGTCGATCGGGGCGGTGGTGTCGCCGCGCTGGTAGCGGCGCAGCATCGTCCACGCCCTGGCCGCCCGGGCGGCGACGGGTTGCGGCGGCCACGTCGGCGCCGTGACAGCCTGCTGGGCGGGGACCGGCGACGACGCGTGCCCTCGGGGTGCCCGGGCGGCGGGACGCCACAGGCCACCGGCGGGCCGGAACGACTTCCGTGCCGTGCCGTCGTCCTGCCTCGTGGTCACGGTCCACAGGTCGAACCGTTCCCGGCTGGCCCAATACGTCGACAGCGGGTTCAGGGTCGCAGAGGAGGAGGTCGCGTAGAACCAGCCCACGTTGCTGCGCACGGCGATGCCGAGAGCGACCTCCATCGCCTCGGCCGTAGGAACGTTGTAGATCAGGTGCATGAACTTCGCGGGCGGGTTCACCGCCACGTAGCTGGCCGCGTAGCTGGGGATCGAGACCCCTTGGTAGCCGGCCTGGTAGTCGTTCTCGAACACCAGGGCCACGTCGGTCAGCGGGATGTACCCGGCCTCGGTGGGGTAGGTGCCGTGGTTGGTCACGACCATCCCGCCCTGGACCTTGGAGCGGGCGTAGCTCACGGCGCTGGTGGTGAACGCCAGATTCGCGGTGTCCGAGGCGGTCCGGTCGAAGAAGAACCCGCCGATCCCCGCGCTCGGGTACAGGGTGAGCCAGCCGTTGATGTCGCCCAACACGGTGTTGCTCGACGCGGTGTCGGAGCTGGTGCCGAGCGGGCGGGTCCCGTAGTTGAGGTCCACGTAGGCGATGCACGTGATGCCGGCGCGGACGGCGTTCGGGATCCACGTCTGGTAGTCGGTGTTCACGCTCGTGCCCGGCCCGGACGCAATGTCGACGATCATCGCGGCGGGCTGGTTCGGATACGTGACCAGGGTCGCCCAGTCCCCGAGGGTGGGGTAGAAGTACGCGGGGATCAGCGCCCGCACCGCCTGCGGCGGGGTGTAGAGGTCGCCGCGCTGGTTGCGCCGCAACGCCTGCCAGGCGCGGGAAACCCGCCACTGCGGCAGCACCGGCACCCACGCCGGGGCGGCCGGGGGCTGCTGCGCCGGCACCGGAGACGCGACGGTGCCGCGGCGGCGGGCCTGCTCCTCCAGCAGCACCCGGACACCGCGCAGCCGGGACGCGGCCGGCGCCAACGGGTACGGGGGGTTCACCTGCGCGGGGACTGGCTTCGCGCCGCGGGGACGACGCTGCACCGGCGGGACCGCAGGCCGGCGGATCAGACGCGGGGCCGGCTGCCACGTGCCCGTCCCGCCACCACCCGCGGGCGGCTTGATCTCCACCAGCACGATCTGCGCCGCGTTCGACGCGGTCGTGGAGTAGCCGAGGGTGATGCTGCCGGGGGTACCCGTCGTGGCCGCCGCCTTGAAGGCGCCGTACGTCTCCCCGTTCGTGCCGTCGGAGGTCGCCTTGATGTTGCTGGTCGACCCGTTGGCGGCGAGGGTGACCGCGCCGACCTCGTCGGCGACCGCCCCGTAGACGAGGCTGCCGGTCGTGGTGGTGGTGATCGCAGCCTGGTAGGCGGTCGGCGCGGACCCGGCGATCGCGCCGGTGCCGGTGCCGTTGGTGACCCGCACCGCCAGCTGCACACCGGACGACGTGCCGGTGAGGGTGACGGTCAGGGATCCGCCGGTCGCGGTGCGGGTCCAGATCTCCGAGCAGGCGGTGCCGGACCCGCTCTGCCGCTTGACCAGCGCCCACGTCCCGGTCTGGGAGTCCGTCACGGACCCGGTCTGGGTGCCGGACCCGGACGCGTTGCCGACCGACACGATCGCCACCATCAGCGACCCGGCGGGCGGGGTGAAGCTGGCTGTGGTCACGCTGGTGCCGGTGGCGGTGACCGCGGTCGGGGTCGAGGCGTCCTCGGTGACCGTCCCGCCGCCGCCGGCCGTGGTGGTGACGCCGGTGCCCGTCCACGCCTGGAACGGCGCCCCAGGCGGGAAGAACGGGGGAACGGACGGGTCCGCCGGGAAGTACGGGTCCGGCACGGCCGACCACCCCGCTCAGGACACGAGCTTGACCGAGATGTCGTTCAGGGTGATCGTGTTGGAGCTCGATGCGGTGCCCCACTGCGCGCCAACGGTGATGGCCTTCGCGGTGGTCGTGTCGATCGTGACGGTGCGGGCCGCGGCGGTGGCGGGCAGCATGTTCACCTGCCCGGCGGTGAGGCTGGTGCCGAGCACGCAGTACCCCTGCCCGAGGATCGACCCGGAGCTACCGGAGGCGCGGACCACGCCCCGGTAGTGGGCGATGAACGGCCACGACGCGGCACCGGACCCGGTGGTGACCGCGGTGGTCGCGCCGAGCGCGACACCGGCGACACCGCCGTAGTAGAAGCCGATCAGCAGGGTGGGGGTGCCGGTGGTGGAGAAGTTGCCCTGCGCCCACAGTTCCAGCTCCGACCCGGCCTCCAGCAGGTTCGCGGGGATCGTGATGGACGGGGCTGGGGAGATGTCGGTGAGGGTGGTGGAGTTGGCCAGGGCCGTCCCGTCCGCGGTGTGCATCGGCGGGAGCGGCGCCACCCAGTAGGCGCGGCTCATTACACGCCTCCGGCTCCCCAGACCATCAGCCAGCCCGCGTCGTTGGCGAGGTTGGCCGTGGACAGGGTGACGACGTTGTTGACGGGGGCGGTGAGCTTGTCGGACTTCGCGGTGGTGGTCCACAGGACCACGGCGAGCTTGGCGGAGGTGAACTGGGCGGACACGTCGAGGGTGTCGCCGGTGTTGACGTTGCGGATGGCGTACAGCGCCATGAGGTCGGTGCGGCTGTCGCCCATCACGTAGGTGACCTGGTTGCCGGCGAGCACGGCCACGGCTGGTTCTCCTCACATCAGGGGCCAGGCGTGAACCCGTTGGGTCGCAACGGGTTCACGCGGCTACTTCTCCGGACTGGGGTCTATTCCTCCCACTCCAGACCCAAGCTGAACAGGTGCGCGGCCGGGAGGGCGTTGCCGATGTTGACGAAAGCAATGCCGTTGGCGGTGCCCTGGTCGCAGATCAGCTCCTCCAGCAGCTCGTGCGGCAGGTCGAGAGTGGACTGGGTGTTGAACGACCACCGGTAGAGGGGGTTCGCGGCGATCGTGGGGCCGGTGGTGCCGGCGGCCGTGGCGGTGGTGACGTCGATGCCGGTGATGGCGGTGGCGGCGCCACGGGGGTCCAGGGCGTTGCCGGTGCTGGTGGAGAAGCCGGTGCCGACGACGCGGACGGTCTGCCGGTAGACGGCGATGGTCATCTGCTGGGAGGTGGGGACCGAGGCGCCGGCGCGGACACCGAGCTGCACGCGGCGGATCTTGAAGTTCGCGGACGCGCCCGCGACGAGGGCGGCGAAGTAGCCGTTGAAGGTGGTGCCGGACGGGGCCCCCGCCGCCTGGGCGGTCTGGGACTCGACGGCGGCGGCGAAGCGGGACATGTGTCTCCTCCGGGCATGCGAAAGCCCCGGCCGCGCAAGGGCGGTCCGGGGCTCCGGGGTGGGGTGCGGTGGGGTGGTGCTCCGGGTGTCAGGCGGGGACGCCCGGGGTCTCCTCGTGCAGGTGGTCGACGATCATGTGGAGGGTGGGCAGGTGCGCCTTGAGCTGCTCGACGCGGGCCGGGTTCGACGCGCCGAACCGGCCGGTCAGCGTCTCCTCCAGCTCGTTGAGCAGGTCGTGGGCGTTGGCGCGGGACTCCTCGTCCACCTGGGACGGGTCGAGGGCCATCGGTGCTCCTCTCAGCGGACGTGCCGCCAGGGCCGGGCTGGTTCGTGGCGGTGTCGGGGCGGGCGGGGGTTCACCCGCACCCGGACGGTGCGGGTCGCGGTGGTGCCGTCGGCTGCGACAGCTGTGGCGGTGAGCCGGATGGTGCGGGCGCGCCGGTGCAGCGGGGGAAGCGGCAGCCGCACGGTCAGTTGGCGACGACGGTGAACTCGCCGGGCTGCGCGCCGGGCGTGATCACGGTGTTGGGGTCGTTGGTGGTGAGCCGGATGGTGACGGGGTCGGTGACGACGACCTGGGCGTCCTGGGTGGCGGTGCCGCCGGCGAGGTCGGTGGCGGTGGCGGTGAGGGTGATGGTGCGGGAGGCGCCGCCGGCGGCGGTGACGGTGGCGGGGAAGGGGACGCCGGCGGTGGCGGCGGCGGGGACGGTGAACGCGGTGATCTGGACGGCCACGGGGAAGCTCCTCGACAGGTGTTGGCGCGGCAGGTGCCGCCCCGTGACGCGGGGCGGTGCTGGGGGTGGTGGCGGGCCTGCTCGGTGGCGGCCTCGGGTCACCAGAGGTGGCGGGGTGTGTCGGGGTCGAGCCACCGCAGTTCGGTGGCGCCGCCGTTGCCGTGCACGCGCATCGCGGCGTCAATGGAGGGCCACAAGACGGTGGAGGGGGTGTCGGACAGCCACCGGATGACGGTGGTGCCGTCGGTGAAGGCGACGCCCTCAGCGACCACACCCGTCCCGGACACGCCACTCACGTCGGCGTGGCGGTGGAGTTGGAACCTGCGCACGACGAAGGCCCCCTCCCGTGGTCACAGGTGGGGGCCTTCCGAGGCGGTGCGGGGTAGTCGGCCCCGGTCCCCTCACGCCGCGACGGGCTGCCCCACCGTCGCCTTCTTCGGGGTCTTGCCGAACCCGAACAGCGGGTCCTTGTCCGACGGGCTGATCGTCACGGTGACGGTCACCTCACGGCCCAGCAGGTACTGCGTCCAGGGCACGAACGTCTTGGACCCCGCGCTGGTCTGCGCCGCGTACTGCTCGTCCATCGCCTGCGACACCAGGTTGTCCGGGCAGGTCATCCACACCCGCCAGCCCTCCGGGGAGGCGACGACCATCTTCCAGGTGCTGCTGTTGTACGAGAAGGGGTTCTCCTGCTCCCGGATCGACACGATCTCGCCGGTGATGGTGACCCGGCCGGTGGGGAGGGTCACGCCGGCTTCGACGGCGGCCTGGACGCGGGCGGCCTGCTCGGCGCGGCGGGCCTCCCGGACTTCGTGCCGGTCGACGGCGCGGGCGGCGGCGTCGGCCTGGCGGGGGGTCATCTTGCCGGCCTCGAACGCGCTGAGCATGTCGGCCATGAAGTCCGACCCGTCCTGGCAGTGGGTGAGGCGGGCCAGCTGCGGGTGCTGGGCGAGGAGGCGGTCCTGCTCGCGCTGGGCGGCGGTGCGCTCGTCGCGGGCCTTGGCCTCGGCGCGGGCCAGCTTGGCGGCGTGGCGGTCGGTGTCCCGCTTGGTCACCCAGACGGGGCGCTCACCGACGGGGGCGATGTAGCCGCGGCCGTGGTTGTCTCCGCCGCAGTTGCACGAGCAGTTGGGGCCGGCGGCGTACATGCAGGAGGCGTCGCAGGGGGCGTGCTCGGCGTAGACGGCGATGATGCGGGAGAGGACGACGGTGGTGGAGCAGTTGGTGCAGGTGGCGGTGGCGGTTTCGGTGTTGGCGAGGCCGTGCCCGCAGGTGGGGCAGGAGCCGAGGTAGTGGCGGTGGCGGGGGGCGTCGTTCATCATGTGACTATTAGACCGTAGATACGGTCATCTGTCAAGCAGTGAGGAGGACGGCGGCGGCCCGGTGGTAACACGGACGCCCCTTCGCCCCAGCCGGGCACGTGCACGCCCGCACCGTCGTCAGGTAGCGGCGCGACCCGTCCGACGACACCACCCGGAACACCCGGCGCCCCCTGCGGGCCAGCACGATCGCGTGCAGGTCCAACACCTCCAGCGCCTTCTCCACCTGCCGGGCCTTGAACGTGGCGGCGACCTCGCGGGCCTGACGGACCCGCCTCGCGCAGGTGGCGCCCATCCTGGCCTTGACGCTGGCCGGGCTGGTGAGGGGCCGCCCGCACCGGGTGCAGGTGATGTCCGGCGTCATCATGTGACTAGTAAACCGTAAATCAGGTCTACAGTCAAGCCGGATCCCTATTTCGTCAGGACTTGACTGGCAGCCGCATGTACGGTTTAATAGTCCTGTCAGCAAGGAACGGCCCCCGGCGAAGCAGCCGGACAGCCACCGCCGACGCCGCAGGCGTGACGGGGAGCGGAGCACACCGGAGTAGTAGCCGGGGGCCGGACCGAGCACCCACCACAACCACAGGAGGACGACATGGCCACCCAGACCACCCGCCCGGCGCCGGCCCCGTCCACCTCCGCCCAGCGGCTGATCAACCTCGCCGCCAAGCTCGGCCTGCAGCCCGTCCTCCAGGACGTCTACCGCGGCAAGTACCGCATCGCCCTCAACGGCACCGGCGAGTTCGCCGGGTTCGGCGTCATCGAGGTCGGCGCCAAGTCCGGGCGGGTCCTGTGGGGCACCATCTACCGCGGCAACTACGACCCGCGCCTCGGCGGCACCTCCCGCCAGCCCGGCCGGGACCGCGCCACCGGCTACCGGGGCGCCCTCGGCGAGCTCAAGGCCTACGCCAGGTACGCCCAGATCGACCTCGCCGCCCTGCGGCGCCACGGCCTCAACCCCTGAGGAGCAGACATGCAGGCCACCCGCACCGTCACCTACCGGGCCGACGGCAAGCACCCCATCACCGGACAGTTCATGCCCGGCGAGGACTCCCGCCCGTGGTGGATCGGCCGCAAGGCGATCTTCACCACCTGGGAGGGCCAGGAGATGGTCGGCACCATCGACGGGTTCCACCAGGGGTACCCGCGGGTCGTCTTCCCCGACGGCCGCTGGGCCCGCCTCGACCGCGTCGTCACCCTGGTCGAGGACCAGGCCGACGAGGTGGACCCGGCCGACGAGCCGTGCCACGAGACCGGCGGCGCCCACGACTGGGTGGACGAGCCGACCCCCGACTGGGAGATCTGCGGCCGCTGCGGCGTCACCGCGTACCGGCGCAACTACCGCTGACAGGAGGAGCCGACCGTGACCGAGCCGCAGGTGCACCACGCTGGTGCGCGCTTCCCGATCCGCACCGACGAGCGGGGCTGGCTCGTGGTCCACCACGAGTCGATGAGGTGGCGGACCAAGGCTGAGGCGGTCAAGGCCGCTCGCGCCGCCGGGTTCGCCCCGGACCGGGTGCGGCCCGCCCGGACCCACCTCAGCGGCAAGTTCTGGGTGCTGCTCGACTCCGACGTGCCGTCCCTGGCGATGGTGCTCACCGAGCACGGGTACAACGCCAAGGTCGCCCGGCGCGCCGGCGGCCACCGGACCCGCACATTCGAGGTAGACAACGGGGAGCGGTACATCACCAAGAGCAACGGGTCGTGCGGGCGCTACCGGCGTGAGTTCCACACCGTCTGGGTGTGCTCCTGCGGCAATGGCGGGTTCGGTGAGGACCGCGACCGCGCCAGTGCGCAGCAGCGCGCCAGGTTGCACCGAGAGGACCCGGCGGGATTCCCGGGCCAGCCCTGGCAGGGCACCACCGTCAGCGTGACCGCCCGGGAGGCCTGACCCGGCAAGTTACCGACCGGTTCGAGTGTCACGTTTCCGCAGGTGGTACTCAGCCCGCGGTGAGCGCGGCCGGCACTCTCGGGAACGGCGCACCCGACGCCAGCACCCGCAGCAGCTCCCCCACCGCGGCCCGCATCACGTCCAGCGCCTGCGCCTGCAGAGACAGCTTGGACGCCGTCAGCGCCACCAGCCAGCCCAGGCCCTCCACCAGCCGCGCGCCCTGCTCGGACTGCAGCTGCACCCGGCGCTCCTCGATCCCCAACCGGATCGCGTCCACGCACAGCTTCGTGTGCCGGTCCCGTTCCTCGTTGTAGAGCCGCAGCAGCAGATGCACGTCCGGGCCGGCCTCCTGGGTGCGCTCCTCCCCCACCTGGAACCCCGAGTAGGTCGTCACCTCGACCCGCCGGACCCCCCGGACCAGGGCGTCCGGGTCCAGCGCCTGCACCTGCGCCCGGTACCAGGCGACGTGCCCCGCCGACCAGGCGATCTCCCGCAGGATCGACTCCTTCGGGTCCAGGCCCTCCACCGGCACCCCGAGCGTGCGGGCCAACTGCCGGGTCTGCTCCTCCCGGGCCTTCTGCCGCTGACCTGGGGTGTTCCCGCCGTGCAGCTTGCACGACCCGATCCCGAGGTGGTCGGTGCCCCACCCGGCCGGCTGGCCGCAGGTGCCGTCACCCTGCCGCTTCTTCGCGCCGCAGATCGCCACCGCCATGACACCCTCCCCGAGCCTGAGACCGTCATGAGATGGGGGGTCGTGCCCGCGGGGGGCGGGTTATGGCGGTGCGGGCTGTCGGTGGCGGGTGGCAGGCTGGCTTGTGGTGGGTGGAGCTCGGTGGGTGGAGCGTCGCTCTGTGGCAGCGGAGGCTGCGGGTTCGAGTCCCGTCGCCCACCCTTGGGGCCTGTAGCTCAATGGGAGAGCGCCTGCCTTGCAAGCAGGGGGTTCGGGGTTCGAGTCCCCGTGGGTCCACCCGGTTCTCGTGGTCCGTGTGGTGGTACCGCCGTGCGGGTGGCTGCGGGGGCTGGCCTTGGCCCATGGGCGTAGTTGGACAGCGCACCGGTCTACGGAACCGGGGGTGGCGGGTTCGAGTCCCGCTGGGCCAGCTGCGGGTAGCCTCGGTGGTGACCCGGTTCGTGCACAGGGGCATTGGTCTTGGGCCCTGGGTCGGAAAGTCACCCAGCTGGCCGGCGCCCCGGTCCTAGGCAACCGGGCGCCGGAGGTTGGGGGTGGCTGTGGGGTCCCCTGAGGGGTTGATCTGGTGCCGGACGCCGTCGGCGACGGTGGGGCTGGTCGTGGCTGACGGGCGGGTGTCCGAGGTGGCGCCGTACGCGCGGCGGTGGGGTGTGCTGGGGCGGGACGCGCGGCAGGTGTGGCGGGAGCTGGCCCGGCGCGGGTACGAGCTGGTGTGGGTGCCGGACGAGGTGGCCTCCCGCGACCCTCCCCGTTTTCAGCGGGGCGCTCTCCCACCTGAGCTTGGAAGCCGTGGCGCAGGGGCCGCCGGGTCGGCGCCTTCTCTGCCGGGTGGCTCCAGCTCGCCGGCGGCCCCTCGGGGACTGGTCATCGGTGCCCGCCGCGGCTGTCCCTGCCCCGTGGTGGGCGCTCACCCGGGGCCGGACCCTATCCGGATGGGTGAGCGGCGCGGTAGAGGTCGCCGGTCGTGGTACCGGTGCTCGACGTGCCTGGCCGTCGGGTCCTGACCACACCCTGCCCGGCGGCTGCCGGTTGACGAGACTACGCGTTGGTGCTCCGTTTTCAGGGTCCGCCACGCCGTAGCCAGCCTTGAGAGCTGGCCGATGCCCAACCCGACGGAGCTAGCGGGGCGTCTGGGGGGAGGTGTCGGGACTCCCACATGTGGGCCTTCCACGTCTCCCGGTACTGCTCGTCCTGTTCGCGGTCCCACTCGCGTCGCCAGGCCCGGTCCTCGGCGCGCTTGTCGCAGGCGGGGCCGTTGCAGCAGGCGCATTGGCCGTGCCAGCCGAGCCGGCCGAGCATCCGGGCGTGACTCACCAGGGCTCCCGCTGCCACTGGCGGTTCTCGCGTCGCCGCTGACGTCGGTGATCGCAGCAGTCCCGGGTACGGCGGAGGCACCGGTCGCGCTGGGTGCGGGCCGCGGCCCGGCCGAGGAGCTTCCCGCGGGTCACCACGCCTCCTCGTCGGGTTCGGTGACGGGGCGCATCGTGACGACGGTGGCCCGGTCGCCGCTGATGCCCCACGGGTCGGTGTCGTCCCTGAACCGGACGATCAGGCCGAGAGGGTGGATGTAGAGGTCGGGCGGGCAACTGTGGGAGCGGCAGCGCCGGTCGAGAAGGCACCAGCGGAGCCAGGGCCAGGACAGGCGGGCGCGGTGGGTCCGGGTGATGGTGATCATGGGGGGTCGGGGGCACCGGTCTCGGGTTCGGTGGGTGCACTGCTCCGACGATCGGGAGAGTAGCACGCGTTACCGTGCTGACCTGCACTGTTGGTCCCGAAGCGTGTCGGGCCGCCGTGGGCCTGGCGGGCGGCCGCGAAGGCGGCTAGGAGCGCGTCCTCGGCGACGAAGCGGACGCCGGGCACGAGGTCGTGGTGAATGACGGGCAGCCGGCCGGAGGCGATCCAGGCGCGGATCGTGGACGGGTGTCGGCCGACGCGTTCGGCGGCCTGCTCGATCGTGTACCAGATCATGGGGTGGCCGCTCGGGCCTGGGCGCGGCGTTCGGCGAGCAGGACCCGCACGTACGCGCCGTAGAGCTTCTCGGGGACGGTGGTGCCGCAGTCGGCGCAGGTGATCGTGACGGGGCCCTGCCAGCAGGTGGGGGCGTACCGGATCAGGGACGGGCGGCCGCAGTTCGGGCAGGGGGCGCCGGTGTAGGTGGGGCGTTCCTCGACGGGGTAGCGGCCGCGGAGGGTGGCAACCAGGGTGGTGACCTCGGTGGTGAGGTCGCCGGCCCACTCCTGGGTGAGCGCCCACTCGTGGTGGGTGTAGATCCAGCGGGTGACTGCGGCGGTGGCGTGCCAGTCGCCGGTCGTGGTGAGGCCTGCCGGTTCGGGGTCCAGGTAGACGGGGGTGTTGGGCCGGCGGCGGGCCGGCAGGAGCCGCGTCCCCGACCAGGACGGGCCGGTCAGGTGGTCGGGGTGGTCGGTGAGGATGACGCCCGCCCAGGAGGCGAGCAGGGCGTGCAGGTCGTCGGCGTCGGCGACGGCGGTCACGTTGAGGGGGGCGGGTGGTGCGGGGCGTTTCCCGCGGGTGCCTTCCTGCCGGACGGCCGAGCCGGGGGTGACGTGGTCGCGGATGTGCGCGACGAGGTCGGGGGCGCGGGTGAGGGCGTCCACGAGCCGGTAGTAGCAGCGCCAGCAGACGGCCAGGCCGGGCACGGTGGGGCGGGGCTGGCAGCCGGGGCAGTCGTCGGGGTGCTTGTCTGGGGTGGGTGTGGTGTGGCGGTCGCGCAGGGTGCAGCCGCTCGCACAGGGGGCGGCCGGGGTGGTCACGCCGTACCGGTGCCCGGGCGCCACGACGCCACGATCATCGTCTTGATGAAGTCCATCGCTTGGGCCTCGGTGAACCCGGCGTCGGTGTAGGCGATGAACATCTGCCGGTGGATCAGGGCGCCGGTGCGGAGGTCGGCGGGCGGCTCGATCGGGGGCAGGGACGAGTCGGTGGGCACGGTCCGAATGTAGCGCCTGACCTGCCGGTTTATGGCGGCAACAACCGGCAGGACTCCCCCCGTGGTGTCAGGGTGTGGTGAAGCCCCCGCAACCGAGGCTGTGCGGGGGCTTCACGGGGAGCGTACGGGACCGCTCCGACAGTTCAGGCGGTCGCGCGGGCCTTGGTCAGCCACGCCTGGTTCGCCGGGTCGTCGAGTAGGCGCCGCCCGTCCGCGGTGACCACGTAGCGGATCCCGCCCCTCTTCCCGACGGCCCGGACCAGACCCTCAGCGACCAGCGGGCCCACGACCCGCATGTCCAGGGTGGCGCCGCCGTCGGTGACGATGTCGTGGTTGCCGCGCCACCGGTCCGGGCGCTGCTGGTGGGCGCCGTGGTCGGCGATGCGGACCAGGGTCGTCCAGGCGCCCTCGGACAGGTAGTCGGGGGGATTGATCTGGGGGCGGCCCTGCCTGCCCGGGCGGCCGTCCAGCCACGCCTTCACCTCGGGGCCTGGGTACAGCTTCTCCCGCTGGTCGTTCAGGCTCCCCGTCCAGGCGGGGAAGGCGCGCCTGTGCCCGGGCGGGTAGCGGGACGGCAGGGCGACCATCGAGCTGTAGGGGACACCCCACATCTGGGCGGCCTCCCTGAGGCTGACCAGTTCGGGGACCTTGCCTCGCGCCACGTCACTGCCTTCCACGATTGGACTACTAACCAGCATATGCGGTCATCCTTTCAGATGGAAGGGTGGGGGTGCAACCACCAGGCGGACGGGATCACCCCGGCGTCGACCAGGGCGAGCGCCAGGACGGTCAGCAGGAGCAGGGGGCGGGCCACCCACCGTTCGGACCAGCCGCCGGTGTCCAGGCCGACACCGAACCGCACCCACCGGCCGCCGCGGCGGGGCAGGACAGGGATCTCCCCGAACACCACGTCCCCGCCCAGGTGCGACGCCCACGCCACCGCGACCGCCTCAACCTGCCACCCGTAGGTGCCCAGGCGGGTGCCGGCCAGGAACATGACCAGGGTGACCGGCCACCAGTGGGTGATGCCCCGGTGCCCGCCCGGGATCAGCTTCGCCAGCCACCCCTCCTGGTCGGCATCCGGGGACAACCGGCCGTGCCCGGCCGCACCGGCGAACAGCGTCCCGACCACCAGCTGGCCCGGGGTGACACCCAGGTGCGGGGCGACCCCCAGCCACGCGGCGACCGCGGCGACCCGGTGCTCGGGGCCCATCACAGCCGATCACCCGACTCCCGCAGACGCTGGAGCTCCCAACGCGTCGGCTCTCGGAACAACACACCGGGAGTCGCGCCCCGCTCGTTCGGTCCGGCGTCGATCACCGACCAGTCGCCGCCCGCGCCGGTGTCCCACGGCACGCTGCGGAACCACCCGACTAGGACGGACCCCGGGAGCGGACCGTCCAGCTCCCTGCGCCACGCCCGGGCCGCCAGCGGCACAGCCACGTCCACGTCCTGGGTGCGCCACACAATCACCTGCACGTCGTCCCAGTCCGCGCTCAACAGCTCCGCCGCCGGCGCCTTCCGGGCCCGGTAGGTGGGTCCGTTCAAGCGGGGCACGACCTCGTGGCCGGTCATGACGTGCCTCCCGTGGTGTGGGTCCGCTGGTAGTCGTTGGCCGCGTCAACGGCGGCCGCCAGGTGTTCGTCGCTGGCGAGACGCCGGGCGACGTAGTCGCGGGCCAGGCGCTGCAGCAGGTCGGGGACCTTCACGCCGTCCCGCAGCGCGATCATCCGCAGGCCGGTGGTGACGTCGGCGTCAAGCAGGAACGACAGGCGCCGGCGGGGCCTTGGCGTGTCGGCGTCCGTCACCAGCCGCAGCCTCGGCCGGCTCACGGCCGGTCACCTCCCCCGCAGTCGTCGCAGTTGGTTCGGTCGCCGGTCCACGAGTAGTGCAGCCGGCCGGTCACCCGGCACCGGTCGCGGCACTCCTCGCAGTCGGGGTCCATGCACCACCGGTACGGGACGACCAAGGCGCGGTGGCCGGGCAGCCGGAACGCCAGGGTGTACCGGCCCCACTCGTCGCCGCCCCGGGACAGAAGCGGCCCGTCCCACTGCCCCGGCGGGGTCAGCCAAGCGCGGGGCGGGCGATGCGGCAGCGGATACGGCTTCACGACGCGCCTCCCGCCAACGCCAGCAGCGCGTCGAGGTGAACGGGCGCGAAGTCCCACACGTCCACTCCGACGTTGATCTGCCTACCGTTGATCTTCCACTTCTCGTGGACGTGGCCGTGCAGCAGCCACCACCCGCTGTCGGTCGGCCGCTGATCGGGGTACCGGTCGACGTCCTGGGAGTCACCCACGTAGGGGAAGTGGGACAGCCGAAGGACCCGCAGCGGCACGGGCGCGGTGGGCAGCAGGATGTCGACGCCGAAGTGGATCTCCGTGAACCCGCCCACGTCGCGGTAGCAGTCCCGCCACGCCTGCTCGTCCGGCTTGCCGCGCCGCATGAACGGCCGATCGTGATTCCCGAGGATCAGGTGCTTCTCCCCGTGCAGGCGCTGCCCGAGCGGCAGCGTGTCCGCGATCGTGCCCATTGCGAAGTCGCCGAGCACCCACACCGTGTCGCGGGTGCCGACGGTGTCGTTCCACCGTTCGATCAGCGCCTGGTTCATGTCCTCGACGGTCGCGAACGGGCGGCCGGACAGCTCGCAGATCCGGGCGTGGCCCAGGTGCAGGTCGGCGGTGAACCACACGTCGGTCATCGTGACCACCACGACTCGCACAGCCGGATCATGAGGTCGCTGATCGCCTGACGGTCGGCCGCGTACGGGATCGACTCGTCCTTGACGAGGACCCGCAGTCGGACGGTGTACGCGTTGATGAGGTCGATGACGTCGGCAAGCTCGTGCTGGCCGCGACGGACCGCCAGAATCGACTCCCGGGCGACGGGTCCCATGGGCAGGGTGAGGCGCCCGGTCTCCAGGAACTCCACACCCTGGTAGCCGAGCCGGACCGCGTGCCCAGCGAACTTCGTGTCGTAGCCGTGCTCGGCAACCAGCTCGGGCCGCTTCGTGCGGTTCCCCCGCACCCCCAGCATCTTGTCCCGCTGGGAGGTGAGGTAGCCGAGGAACCGGTGGCCGGCGGCGCGGGACCAGAACAGGTGCGCGTGGTCGCGCAGAAGGCGACCCTCGTCGGTGACGACGAGGGTGTGTTCGTCGGGGACGAACAGGGGCAGCAGGATGCTCGGGTTCCCGGCGGCGGCGAGCCGGCAGAACTTGGCGAGGGCGTAGACGGTGACGTCGATGTCGCCAGGACCCGATCGTGTGCCCTGCGCCGCGGTGCGGTGCTCCCACTGCTCGAACGTCGCGATCCCCAGGACATGCGTCTTCGGTGGGATGCACACGCCGAGCTCGTCGTGGTCGGAGGAGCCGGGCAGATTCGTGCCGTGGACTTCGGAGCCAGCGAGGACCCGCAGGATCGTGTTCGGCTCGGCGATGTCGCGGGCGTTGTCAGGCACGCGGCACCTCCGCGGCGACGATGGCCTCGACCCGGTCGGGGTTGAGCAGGCCGCGGTCGACGGCGCGCTGCAGCACCTTGCGGAGGGCGTCCGCGCGCAGCTGGTCGTCGGGGTGGACGCGGCAGGGCACGCCGTGGGGTGGCTCGTCGGGGACGGGGCACACGCACTGGTCGGGCTGGACGCGGGCGATCAGGGCGAGCGCGTCCGCGGACAGGAGCCGGCCGTACTTGCGGAGATGGTCGGCGGCGATGCCGAGCAGCACCGGGATGACCGTCGGGTCGAGACCGAACGCCTCGGCCTTTTCGGTCCAGAACGTCCAGCCGGTGATGTCGGTCAGGTCCTCGATCACGTGCTCCCGGGCGAGATCCCGGCTCTGCTCAGCCACGGCCGGCCTCCTGCGCTTCCCGCTTGCGGAGGACGATCTCGCCGGACTCGTGGTAGGTGATCGGCATGGCGCCGAGCTTGATCGCGCGTGCCCGCTTCTGCTCGGTCACGTCGTAGTGCTCCAGCACGCTCCCGGGGTGCTGCACCCACTCTCGGCGCAGCCCGAGCCGGGCCGCGAACTCGTGCAGTTCCTCGCTGGTGTCCGCGAGGAGGTGCGACCACCGGGAAGTGAGCCGGCCGACACGGGCGCGCCGGAGCATGTCGTCCACGTAGACCGTCACGACGGTGCCTCGCTGTTGGCGATGCCGAGCAGCACGTCGGCGTGGCACGGCTGACCATCCGGGCACCAGCACGCCAGATCCCGGCCGGCGAGATCGCGACGGACCTCCTCAACGGTCACCTTCACGAACGACCCGGACGGGTACGCCATCCGCATCCCCGCCGTGGGTTCACGCACAAGCGCCAACCGGAACAGCTCGACCAGTTCGGCGCGGGTCGCCCACCGGACGTGCGCCTCGACGACCCGACCGCCTCCGAAATGGAAGTCGTGGCGGTTGCCGGCCCGGCTGATGCGGCCCTCGTAGTCCCAGGGCCGGTCGCCGCCGATCCCGGGTTCGTGGACCAGGCCCATCGTCGGGTGGTGCCACCGGAACGGGTTGCCCCACCGTGTGGGCCGGGCCACGCTGACGGCGCCGGCCGGCATCCGCCAGCCCTTCGTGCGCCGCAACTGGATCCGCTTCGGTGCGCGGATCAGCTCCCACCGGAATGTGCCCGCGTCGCGCATTCCGCCGACGGTGAGGAAACCGCCGCCGTCGAACTTGACGTCCACCTCCAGGTCGCTGGAGCCGATGTGCGGGTCGGCGTACCGGTAGACGGCGTCGGCCAGGTCCGGGCCGGTCCCGGCCGGGGCAAGGAGCGGGCCTGGGCGGTCGCGGCCGATCCGGTCGAACGTCACCCGGTACAGGCCCGGAGTGAATGGCGGCTCCATCATGCGATCTCTCTGATCAGCGCCTGGAGGCTCCGCTCCACGGCCGTTGCCGGCTCGTTGGGGCCCTTCTCGTTGAACTGCGGGACAATCTCGACGACGGCGCGGCCCTGCCGGATCTCCTCGAACCGGTCCTCGGGACCCCACCAGCACTCGAACCCCCACGCGTGGCCACCGTTGTCGAGGTCGATGCGGGGATTGCGGGCCAGCGACTCGGCGACCTGCCGGGACAGTTCCACGGCCCGTTCGTTGACGGGTCGCGCCCGGTACGCGGCGCGTTCCGCCTGATAGGTGGCGATCTCCTCCTCGGTGGCGCCGTTCTCGCGGGCGATCCGGTCGGACACCGTGTCGAGGTTGGCGGCGTCGGCGTCCATCTCCTGGATCATCCGGGCGGACTCGGCGATGTCGGCCTCGGACGGAACCAGGTCCTCCGGCTTCGTGCCGGGCGCCAGTTTCCGGCCGGCGTACGTGCCGAACCCGAACAGGTAGACGGTGTCTGGGGTGACGTTGCTGACCGCGAACACGCGGTCTCCGGGCTTGGCCATCGGGGTTCTCCGCTCAGGGTCGGGTGGTCGGTGCGGGCGGCTGGTCGGTCACGGTGTGGGGGTCGGGGGGTTCCGGGGCGCCGTCGCTGTCGTCGCCCCCGTGTCCGCGGCCCCAGTGGCAGAACGGGCACGCCACCTGCAGCCGGGAATGGATGGACTCGGCGCGGTGGACGACGATCACCCACAAGGCGAACGTGATCGAGAACTGCGACCACTGCCACCGGCCGATGTGCGGCTGCCAGTACCACTCCGAGAGGGCCAGGACGCCGAGCACCGCGTAGAAGGCTGAATTGGTCAGCGGGTGGTCCAGTCGGTGCGCGAGTCGCAAGGTGCCGACCTTGGCGTCGGCCTGCGCCTGCACGTCCAGGGGGAACCGGGCGATGCACTGCCCGCACAGCCCCCGGTCGTGGACGTAGCTGGCGGCCAGCAGGGTGATAACCACGGCCGCCGGCAGCAGGCGCAGGACCTGCCACCAGCCGTGGACGTGGAAGTCCGGGGCGACGGCGAAGGCCACCACGATCACGGTCAGGGGCGGTTTCGCGTGGTGCCCCAGACGAGCAACCCAGGGCCGCACGTCACGCACCTGGGGTCACCGTCTCGTCGGGCACGTCGTAACCCAGGTCCCGGGCCCGCTCGACGGCCTCACGGACCGCGAACCCCCAAGGGCGGCCGCGGTCCTGCAGGTCCTGGGCGACCTCCAGGACCTCGACGGCTTCGGGGTCGAACGGGCGGCCCAGGTCGACGTTCGTGGCGTAGATGTCGGCGGACTGCGGGACCTCACCCCAGTCCAGGCGGCCCTGCTGGGCCAGGTCGAACAGGACGTGCCCGACGATGCAGTCCGGCAGGTGGGGGCCGCCGGGGGCGCTGGTCCAGTTGGAGCAGATGTCGTCGGCGTGGGGGTACACGAAGTCCGGGCCACGCTTGGCGAGCTGTGCGCGCAGCAGCTGCAAGGCCTCCAGGACGCCGATCTTGGGGGGTGGGGTGGGGTCGGGCATGGGGGTTCCTTCCGGGTGGCGGGATCAGGCAGCGACGTCGTTTCCGTTGCCGGGGGCGCTGGGGTCGTGCGCGTGCTGGGGCTGGTGCCCGGTGCGGCGCCGGTTGTGGCGGACCGCGCGGATCCAGTCGATGACCTCCCAGGCCACGCCCCACGCCTGCCAGACGATGGCGAACACCAGCAGCGCCGCGAGGATCGGGTACTCGCTGGCGAAGGCCTGGAACATCTGCAGGTTCATCGGGGTCCGCCCGGGAGGGATGGACTGGGGTGGGGTCCGCAACGGGGTCCGACCCCCACCCCCAGTCACGGGGGGTCAGATGTGGCAGTCGACGGCGGTGACCCACTTCTCGCCGTCGAGGGAGTCGAACAGCTCCTGGACCTTGGCGTTCCAGTCGTCCTGCGTGACGGTGTCGTCCGACATGCCGAACCAACCCATGTGGCCCTTGGCGATCCACTGACCGTCCACGATCAGGGCGTAGGGGACGCCAGCGGCGTTGACGGCGCGGCGCACGTACTCGTCCCGGCCGCCGGCGTGCACGCAGTAGTCCTTGATCGGGTCGTCCGCCCAGATGCGGGCCGCACGGAACGCCATCACCCACGGGTGGGCGTGCCAGCGTTCGCGGGCCTGCTGGATGGCGTTGTCCCACGGTTCGCGCCACGACTTGTCTCCGGCCTCCCGGCGTTCGGCGGTGGCGGCCAGGTATTCGAACCAGTCGGTGGGGACACCGGAGGCCGTGAGCACAGAGTCAACAAGCTCCGAGAACGACTGCTCGGGCGGGTCGATCCCGGCGGTCACGGCCTCGAACTCGTCGTACTCCTGGTTCGCCTTGGCCCGGGCAGCCTCGCGCCTGGCGTCGCGGTCAACGTTCTTCCACTGGACCTGGTCGGCGCGGCCGGTGTAGTCCTCGCCGGCCTGGCCGTCACGCAACCGCATGATCTCGGGGACGCCCGGCTCGCCGAGTTCCCCCGGTTCGGGGGAGTCGGGGTCGGTTGGCTTGAGGTGAAAGTACCCGCGCCAGCGGCCGCCGATGGTCCACCAGTCCCAGAGTCCGTCCGGGTTGCTGGTGGAGTCGTACATGACCTGATCGCCTTCGACCCGCACGTTCGTGTAGTCGTCGCGGCTGTAGGTGAGGGCCAGGACCTCCTCGGGCAGGGCCTTGAGGAACGCGCGGGCGTCGTCGGGGTTGTTCCAGGTGCCGTGGGTCTCTTCCATGCCGAAGTCCGACGTCGTGGTGTGCGTGGTGAAGGTGAGGTCGTACTCGATGAACACCTGCGTGTCGTCCCCGTCCGGGGACCCGAACAGCACGATGTCGCCGGGGTGGCCGTCCTGCGGGTCGGCGGGGATCCGGTGGCGCAGCAGGTCCTCCGGGGCGTACTGGGGGTGTTCGCCGTACCAGTCGCGGGCGTTGCGGGCGTGGTCGGCGACCGTCCCGGCGGAGTTGGGGTAGGTGTCGACGTCGAGGTTCTCGTCGTAGGGGGCGAGGGCCGATTCGACGTCGTCGGGTTTGTCGGTGACGACGACGACCACGTAGTGGCTCATGCGGTCTCCTGTGGGTACTTGGCGGGGGTGTGTTGGGGGTCGTGTCGGATCGGATGGTACCGCCGTCGACCGGCCATTGTTGGTAACAACCGGCAACATGGTGGTCGTGTGGTGCCCGCCCCCGCCCGGCCTTCCCTGCCGGGCGGGGGCGAGTGCTTGGGGTGTTACTGGCCGACCGCCACCGGCAGGTCGGGGGTCATGTGCTCCTCGGCGTCGTCGATGATCTGCCGGGCCACCCGGATGACCGTGTCGGCGGTCTCGGTGACGGCCTCGGTCTCCTTGCCGTCCTCCGCCCAGCCGGCGACGTAGGCGAGGGTGTAGTCGCTGGTGTCCAACCCGAAGTAGGAGGCGACCACGAAGGCGACGGACTCGGCCTCGACCTCGCCGCGGGTGCGGGGGGTGTGCTGGCCGGGGTCGGTGTGCCCGCACCGGATGTGGGCGATCTCGTGGGCGAGGGTCTTCACGGCCTGCGCGGGGTTCAGGTCGGGGCGGACGTAGACGGTCCGGTTACGGGGGTCGGTGGTGCCGTTCGCGTCCGGGCTGGACGGGTGGGCCGCGCGGCGGAGGGTGTAACCGAGGGCGGTGACCTGGGCGGCGAGGGCGTCCCACAAGCCGTCGGGGGCGTCGCCGGTCAGCAGGGTCGGCCTGGGCTGTTCGGTGTCGGGGAGGGGGTCACCGTCGGTCTGGGCGATGTCCCACACGTGCTCGATGCGGTACCCGTCGCGGCGGACCTTGCCGGTCTTGGGGTCGATGGTGTCGGCGGGGTCGGAGTCCTTGGGGTCCCGCCACACGGTGATGTGCGCCCAGATCTTGATGCCGGGTTCGCCCTTGCGGACCTGCCGGCCGAGGGCCTGCCACGTCTTGTATCCCGCGACGCGGGTGGCGTCCTCACGCTGGGAGAGGATCATCAGGCAGTTCCGCCAGCTGTAGTGGTGGAAGCGGGCGGCGGTGGTGAGCATCGCGGTCCACTGGGTGGAGTTGGTGAGGTTGGCGATGCCCTCGGTGAGCAGGGTGTGGGCGGCTTCGACCTTGGCTTGGCGGTCGGCGTCGCGGCGGGCCTGCTCGGCGGGGCTGATGGTCCGCTTGGTGGTCTTGCGGCTGGTGGTGGTCACGGGGTGCTCCTTGGCGGGGGGCCCTGACTTGCTTACGTGACTAGTAAACCGTATGTTCGGCTATTAGTCAAGAGGATGTCAGTCGGCGGCCAGCACCGCGGCCACGCCAGCGGCCACCACCAGCTCACCCAGGTCGCACACCTCGTCCGGGCTACCCGTCACGACCAACCGGCCGCCGCCACCCCAGCTCAGGCACAGACCCTCGTCGGTCAACTCGCACACCAACTCGGCGGCGCGGGCGTACTCCACGTGCTCAGCCATGGCGGGGGGCTCCGATCGTCGGTTTCCTGCGTCCTGGAGAGGACCCCCACCGGGCCATGACGACGAGAGGCCGTCGAGTGGGGGTCCTCACCGGGGCCCAGGTGAGCCCGGGGGTTGGAGCCCAGTCCCCGCCGCCGTATCGGGGGCGACGGCGGGGACCGGGAGACTCAGTCCTCGCGCCCGCAACTGGTGCAGGTGCGCAGGTGCTCCCGCCAGTCCTCGTCGCCCTGCTCGTCCGTCGTGAAGTCGATGTCGGCGCCGCAGGGGGCCGGGTAGGTGTCCCGGTCGGTGAACAGGCTGGCGATGAACGCCTCGACGGTGCGGGGGGCGGGGGCGGTGGTCGTCGTCATGTGACTATTAAACCCATCCTCCGCGCTTCTGTCTAGCGGTTACGGCCGTTAGATTCCGATTGCTTTTCGGCCGGACATCCGGTTTACTGGTCACATGACGACGAAGCGGCTACAGGGCCTCACCACCGCCGAGCTGATCGCCCGGTACGAGGAGCTGACCGCCCGCCGCTACAACGGCGGCCGCCGGGACGGCGGATACGACAAGCGCCGCGACCAGATCAACCGCGTCGTGGACGAGCTCGCGGCTCGCGACGACCGCGACGACCCCGAAGCCCGCGCCTTCTTCGACAAGGCCATGGAGGACTGAACTGTGACCGACGAGCTCCGCCCCCTGCGGGCCATTGACGTCGCCCAGACCATCCTGCCCGGCGGCATCATCGTCTCGACCCTCGCCGTCCAGGGCGTCGGCGCCAATAACCAGCCGGAGACCCGCTGGGAGACCTGCGTGTTCGGCGCCGACCTCCGCGCGATGTTCGGGCAGGACGTGCCCGACTCGATCGTGGACGGCTACCGCGACCGGGCCGCAGCGATCCGCGGCCATGCCGCCGCCGTCACCTACGTCGTTCACTTCGCCAACCAGCAGGAGGGCTGACGGATGAAGCGCACCGATCTGGTCCGGGGCGCGGAGTACGCGCAGGGCGGGGACTGGCACATCAGCAACGGCTTCGCCGCGAGGGTGCGGATGCTGGATGTAGGTCCGTTCCACAAGGGCGATCGGGTCCGGTCTTGGAACAAGCCCGTCACGCTGGCCAGTGGCCACGTGTTGGACAAGCCCAGCCACGTGCGGGACACCGCGTCCACGCACACCGCAGGCCAGTTCGTGGCCGTGCTCGTCCTTGACAGGGACACCGGCGAACCGACGACCTACCACGGCGGCAACTTGGCCATCGAGTTCGTGACGCTGCGCAGCCTCGACTCCGGCTGGGCCGAGTACGTGATCGCACAGCAGGCCCGTGACGAGCGGCGCGCCCAGGCCGAGCGGGCGGCGGCCCGGCAGGAACGCCTCCGGGCCGCCGAGAAGGTCGAGCTTGAGGCCCTGGCCGAACGCGCCGGTATCGGCCCTGTCCGCTGGGACCAGTTCGGCAACCCCTGCCTGTCCCGCAAGGACCTGCAAACCCTGCTCGAGCGGGTGACGTCGTAGACCCCGATTCCCAAGTCACATCCACCACCACCCACGAAAGGGCCCCCCGCCATGAACCGCCGTCCTGTGCCTGCCCGCGTGCAGGCCACCCTCGACCGCCGCTCGTCCGGCGCCGCAGGCCCCCACCGGGGCCGCGCAACCCGCCGCCGCGGGTCCCGGTCCGCCGCCGTTCGCGCCGCTGTCCGTGAGCAGGTGGCCTGATGAGCTTCCACCGGTTCGTCACCAGCGCCTTGACCGGCCGGAACCCGTTGCGGCGGGCCCGGCACCGCGACAACTCCGCCGCCCGACTCGCCCTCGTCGGCACCGTCCTGGGGATGGCCCCCTACCTGGTGATCGCCGGGCCGGCGCTCCTGTCGCACGCCGGGGCGACGCTGTGAGCGGGTCCTTCCGGCCCGTGTCGGCCGGCGCGCACGCCCTGGCCGGGGACCTCCAACGGACCCTGAGCGAGGCGGACCCCTCGACCCCCGTGTGGGTGGAGGTGGACGGCCTGGAATGGCCTGTCGACATCGAGCACGCCGACGTGACCCCGTCGTCGGTGATCCTGCACGGCGACCTCAACCTGAACCGCGACGAGATGTGGGAGGACCTGGTCCGGTTGGTCAAGCAGGCCGCCAAGGGCGAATCGGCCCTCGCCCGTGCCGCGCAGGCGCTGGTGGAGAAGCACGACCTGGCGGCGTGGTCATGACCGACCAGGCGCTGATCAGGTTGGCCGACGATGTGGCCCGGCACCTTGACGGGTTCACCCGAGACCCGGCCTGGCCCACTTGGGGGGTCGCCTTGCGGCACGCCGACGGGCGGGCACTGCACCTGGCGTGGGTGTGGGGCAGCCACGAGTCCCGCGTGGAGGTGGGTGGCGGGTACCCCGACGGCGTCGGCTACAAGCGGTTCGAGATCACCGTCGCCGTGTCCCGTGGCGCGCAGGCCATCGCCCGGGAGATTGAGCGGCGACTCCTGCCGCCATACGTGGCGGAGTTGCAGAGGGTCCTGGCGAAGCTCGCCGTGTTGCGTGATGAGGCAGCTGCCGTGCGGTGCGTGGCTGAGCGGATCGCCGGGCACCTGCCGGACGGCCGGGTCTCTGGCGGTGAAGGCACCAAGACCACTGCGCAGGTGTACTGGGCCGGCGGCGGCGAGTTCCGCACCCACGACCCCGCGACGGTCCTGATCGAGTGGCTCCACGTCCCGGCCGCCGTTGCGGTGGAGATCGCCCGGTTGATCGGTGAGGCGTACAGCACGGGCGGGTGGCGGTCATGACCGACGCGCCCGTTGTGCCGCTCACCCTTGACGGGATCGTGTCGGGGTTGAAGTCCGACCTGATGGGTGTGTTCGAGCGGATGGAGATCGCCGAGGACGAGATCGCCAAGGCGCAGGCGGAGCACCCGCAGGCGTGGGACCTGCTGTGGCATTCGTTCTCGCTGCTCCAGCCGACGCACGACCTGATGGAGACCCGGTTCGTGTTCGAGGGGCACGTGCGGGAGCTGCTGGCGCGGGTCGTGGCCGGGCAGGACACCCGGCCGGGGACCGCGGCGGAGGTGTGCATCGCCTGCTGTCAGGCCAGCCTTGTGACCCCGTTGAACACGCCAGCCGCCGGGCTGTACGCGCGGATGTGGGGGCGGGCGTTCCCGGGGCATCCGGTGTGGGCGGACCAGGTGGGTCACTACGAGGCGATCGAGGGGCAGACCATCGACACGTTCGAGGCGGAGACGCGGGCGCGGATCGGTCGGGCGAACCCGTGGCGGGTCCTGGGTGAGGTGGAGTGCAAGGGGTTGCATCACGGGGAGCCGGCGCTGGGATGTCGGTTCGTGGTGCAGGATTCGCACCTGTTCTGACTTGACAGACTACCCGTGCATCGGGTTTAATAGTCATGTCAGGAAGTACCAAGTCCCCCCGCCAAGGAGACCACGATGTCGTTCACCACCACCGTCACCTACACCAACGGCGACACCAAGACCTTCACCCGCACCCGTGGCCGCGACGCCATCCGGTTCGCCCGCACCACCATCCTTGAGGCCGACCCCACCGCCAGCGTCACCGTCACCAACGACGAGGACGGCAAGATCGTGTTCACTGCCGAGCCGCAGATCGTGGACATCGCCGGCCCCGACGGGCTGGGCGGCAGCGACGCCAGCGACGTCCCGGCCCCCTTCGACGCTGCCGAGCAGGAGCAGGAGATGGCAGCCGCCGCCGAGCCGGGCGAGGTTCCCGACACCGAGGCCCCGGCCAAGGCGTCCCGCGAGGCCCGCCCCAACGTGGCCCTGACCGCCGTCAAGCCCTTCGAGGTTGAGGCGCACCCGAACGGCCAGGCGGTCGCCGTCAAGGCCGAGCAGACCGGCGACCCGCTGGTCCTGCGGGTCACCCGGGTCGAGGACGGGGTCCACGTCGGGGACCTGCGGTGGGACACCAGCGCCCGCAAGTGGCGGCCCACCCTGCCCGGCTCCGCGGCCCCCCTCAAGGCGGTGTCCGGCAAGCGGCACGCGGTCTACACCCTGCTGACCGCCAAGCCCTGACCCACCCGTAGCGGCCCGCCCCGGCCGGGGCGGGCCGCACCCCTCCCGACCCACGACTGACAACCCACTGATCTGGCCCTGGCGGGGGCCAACGGCAAGGGCCCGCATCCTCTTCCCCGGATGCGGGCCCTTGCCTACGCCTGAGGCGACCTACCGTGCCAGGGCCAGGAACTCCGCCCGGGCGGACGGGTCGGACCGGAACGCGCCGGTCAGGCTGGAGGTGACCATCTCCGCGCCCGGCTTGCGGACACCGCGGTGAGCCATGCACCCGTGCTGGGCGCGCAGGACACACGCGGCGCCCCTGGTCTGCAGGTGGGTGTCCAGGGCGGTGGTGACCTGGACCGTGATCTGCTCCTGGGACTGCAGCCGCTTGGCGTAGACGTCCAGGACCCGGGCCAGCTTCGACAGGCCCACGACGGGGGCGCCCTCGGCGGGGATGTAGGCGACGGTGCCAGTCCCCCAGAACGGCAGCAGGTGGTGGGCGCAGACGCTGGTGAACGGCACCCCAGTCACCACGATCATTTCGTCGGCGTGGGGCATCTCGAACGTGCGGGACAGGATCGCGGCCGGGTCCTCCCCGTAGCCGGCGGTCATCTCTCGCAGCGCCCGCACCCATCGGGCGGGGGTGTCGGCGACGTCCGGCCCGTCGGGGTCCACGCCCAACTGCCCCAGCAGGGCCCGCATGCCGACCGCGAACAGCTCCTCCGCCTCGGTGCCCGTGAGGTCCCTGGTGGTCACCGCTTCCGCTCCTGTCCCCACAGCAGCACGTGCAGCCGGGTGGTGAGGTTGTACCCCTGCCCGATCACCACGTCGGCCAGGTCGCCGGCGCGGCCCGTGATGGTGGCCTGGTCGGTGCCCTCCGGCATCACCCACACCCGGGACGCCGGCACGTTGAACCGCTGTACGAGGGCGTTGACCTCGGCCAGGTCGCCGCGGTCGGCGACGACGAACTTCCAGTCGGCGACGTTGGCCCGGGCCAGGTGCCCGAACTCGTGGAGCGCGGCCGGGACGATGCGGGCGTCCTCGGGGTCCCCGGAGTGGGCCAGCTTGGGGCTGACGTTGTAGGTGAGGCCGGCCCGGTTCATGGCGGGGACCTGGGTGCCGTTGGTCTCCACCTCGACCGACCGGTAGCAGCTGAGCAGGTCCTCCACCAGGGCCCGCCACCCGATGCGGTGCTGCTGCAGCAGCGGCTCCCCGCCGGTGATGACGGTGAGCTTCGTGCCGTGCCCGGCCACCTCGGCGGCGATGTCGGACGCGGACCGGGTGGTCAGCTCCCGGGTGAGGTTGAAGCGGGTCCGGTCCCACGTGTACGGGGTGTCGCACCAGGTGCAGGCGAGGTTGCAGGCGCCGAGCCGGACGAACGAGCACCGCTGCCCGAGGCGCCGGCCCTCCCCCTGCACGGTGGGCCCGAACACCTCCGCGACCAGGAGCCGGTCATGGGCGAGGGTCACGGCCGGTACCAGGCCCACGTCTTCGGGGTCTCGGACACGGCCACCGCGACGGTCACCCCGTCGGGCACGGGCACGACGTCGTGCAGGACGGCGTGCAGGTACTGGGCCATGTTCTCCGCCGACGGCTGCATCGGCAGGACCTTGTTGAGGAGCTGGTGGTCGAGGTTGGTGTCCAGCCACAGCCCGAACGGCTTGAGGTCGCCGTAGTCGACGACGAACCCGACCGTGTTGAGGTCGTGGGCGGACAAGGCGACCCGCACGGTGTAGTTGTGGCCGTGGGTCCGGCCGCACGGGTGGTTGGGGCGCAGCCCGTGCAGGACGTGCGCCGCGGAGAACGCGAAGTCCTTGGTGATCTCGTACATCAGTGGTTCCTTCCCAGCAGGGCGTTGACGGCCAGCCATCCCGTGAGCAGGCCAACGATCCCGGCGACTCCCGCCCAGGTGCTCGGGGCCGGGACCGGCAAGCGGGCGACCGCGAACACGGCCCCGACAGTGGCGCCCAGCAGGAGGGCGGCGACGATCCCGGTCACGACACCTCACCCATCCAGCAACGCATCGCGTTCTGCTGGTCGCCCATGCGGCCCTCGACCGTGATCAGGGGGGGTGGTGGCGTGCGGCCACACCGGCAGGGCCCGGGAGGCGTACTCAACGCCGCCAAGGATGATGACGGGGTTGGCGTCCAGGAGGCCCTGCTGTGCGGCCTGCTCCCGGATCTGGGCGACCCGGATGGTGCCGGGCCCCCCGAACATCACGTTGTACGGGGCCAGCACTTGGTCAAGGTAGACAAGGCCGTGCAGGGCGGACAGGATCCGGATCCGGTTGTCCGGCTGCAGGTGCCGGGCATACCGCAGGCAGACCCGGAAGTAACTGCCCCGGTACAGGTCCGCTGCCTGTGTGGGCGCGGGGGCCTTGCGGCGGCCGCAGGGGGTGACGACGAGTCCGTTCATGGGGCGACCTGACGGAGACGACGGTGCACCTTGACGTAGCAGGTTTCGTGGACTCCCACCGTCAGACTCCGTGCCGCTCGATCATCTCGGTCCAGAACTGACGGTCGGCGTAGACCGTGGGGTCGGGCACCCCGGCTTGTGAGAACGCGGAGGCCCGCTCCACACAGGTCCCGCACCGGCCGCAGTGTTGGTCGTTGCCCTCGTAGCAGGACCAGGACAGGTGCGCGGGGGCGCCCAACTGGTGGGCGCGGCGGGCGATGTCCGCTTTCGTCCAGTTGACGAACGGGGCGGTCACCATGACGTCGCCGAACCCCTGGGTGCCCAGGCGGGCCGCGTCGTCGATGGCGTCGATGAAGGCGGGCCGGCAGTCGGGGTACACGAAGTGGTCACCGGCGTGCACGGCGGTGGCGACCCGGTTCAGGTGGCGGGCCACGGCGATGCCGACCGCGACCGACAGCATGATCGCGTTGCGGTTGGGGACGACGGTGGCGCGCATGGTGTCCTCGGCGTAGTGGCCGTGGGGGACGGGCACGTCGTCGGTGAGGGCAGATCCGGTGAGGTGCTGGCGCAGCACGGACAGGTCGACGACGTCGTGGCGGAGCCCGAGGTGGGCGGCGACGGCGGCGGCGGCCTGCAGCTCGCGGACGTGGCGCTGCCCGTAGTGGATGGAGATGGTCTCCAGGTGGTCGCCGGCGTCGAGCAGGTGGGCGGCGAGGGTGGTGGAGTCCAGCCCACCAGACAGCAGGACGAGGGTGCTTGTCATGGGGTCCTCTCGGTGAGTCGAGCCAGGTGCCCGGGGGCGGCGTCCACGTAGTGGATGTGCGGGCCGTCGTCGGCGGGCCGCATGATCGGGACGTAGTTGATGCTGGTGGTGTCGGAGATGTGCACGTGCGGGCCGCTGCTGGGTGCGTCGGTCAGGCCGTAGGTGGGTGGGGTGACCCGGTGGCGGGCCCGCAGCCAGTCCTCCCGCAGTTGCAGGGACCGGGCCGCCATCCGCACGTGCAGGGACCGGTTGGTGCTGCTGGACGTCGACACCTCCGCGGGGGTGACCCCGTACCAGCGGCGCAGCAGGTCGGAGTGGCGGTGCATGTCCCGGCCGTTCATGGAGGCGGTGACCAGTTGGGCGGTGTCGGGGTTGAACAGGCTCGCCCGCCCGTACCGGTAGGCGGAGCCGGCGCCGGAGGAGTCGACGGAGAACCAGGGCAGTGCCGCCAGCAGCTGGGGGTGGGTGACCCCCCAGCCGTGGAACCGCATCCCCGGGTGGTGGTCCCTGGCGTACCGGAACATGTGCAGGGTCCAGCGCAGCAGCCGCTGCGGTTCGGACTTGCGGCCGACCATGCCGCCCAGGCCGACGAAGTCGACGCCGTCGCCGGCGTACCGGTCCAGCAGGGACGGGTCGGCGCCGTAGTGGACGGTCGGGATGACGTCCAGGCCGTGCAGGGACCGCAACCGCTGGTAGTTGGTCCAGGTGCGGTCGGCGTCGCCGATGACGTCCAGGGATGCCACCCACGACACCAGGTGCCGGACCCGGGTCGCCCAGTCGGCGAACTCGTCCAGGTCGATCGGGGTGCCCTGGGAGGCGGCGGAGAACGCTCCGGAGTCGGCGATCAACCGCAGCCCGCCGGCTGTCAACGGGGTCAGGTCGACGTCCTTGAAGTAGCGGAACGAGGTGAGGGCGTTGACGGGGTAGCGGAGCTCGACGGTCACGGCATCGTGTCCAGCCCGTCTGCGCGGGCACCCACGGCGGCCCAGGCCAGCACCCCGGAGAACTTCTCGGCGTCGCTGGCCGCCCCCTCGACCAGGGACATGAGCCGGTTGAACTGGTCGCGCGTGGACGGGTCGACCAGGACCCGGATGACGACCATCCGGTCCTCGTCGGTGGGGTCGCCGACCTGCCCGGCCAGGTCGTCCAGGTCCGGGGCCTGGTGGGCGGCCAGCAGGTCGTCGTACCCCTGGGCGTCCCAGCCGGTGCCGTCCAGGCCGTGTGGGGTGGCGCGGGCCTCGTCGAGCAGGTCGAGCAGCTTGGAGTGGTCGTAGCGGGCGCGATCCCCGGACCGGTTCTCGATCAGGACGATGCGGCGGGCCCGGTCGTCGTCGGGGACGGCGCGGACCTCGACGTCAATGTGGGTGATGCCGGCGCGGATCAGGGCCTCGCGGGTGCCGTGCCCGGCCAGTAGCTGGAGGCGGCCGTCGGGCAGTTCCCGGGCCAGCACGTTGCGGAACTGGCCGTGGTCGGCGACCGACTCGTCCAGCACGTTCTCGTCGTGCTTGCGGGGGTTGCCGGGCCACTCGACGAGGCCCTCGACGGGGTACCCGTGTTCGACGCGCAGCAGGGGGACGACGGCCACGAGCCACATAGTGCCACGTCAACTGCCGGTTGTTGACGACACCATCCGTCAACAACCGGCAATCGGCCGGAACAGAGAGGGACCCGTCACCGCAGGGGGTGACGGGTCCCCGTGACTTGCGGCGTTGTCACCGGCCGACGGACGCGGCGCAGCTCCTCCAAGTAGGGGCCCCAGATGTCCCGGGCGATCCGCTCGAACTCGGGCTTGGGGTCGGCCCCGGCGGGGAGGACGTTGACGACGATGTGACCCGGCTGGCCGGCCAGCGCGCCGTTCTGCTCGACGGGCCCCACGAGGGTCAGTACGTCCCAGTCGACGCGGACGACCTCGCCGGAGCCGATGCAGTTGTCCCGCACCAGGACGTAGAGGTCGCCGACGGCCCGGTAGATCGCTTGCTCCACCATCAGCCGGGTGGCGTCGTCGAGGGCTGCGACGAGGCTGGCCGCCGGGCGTGTCATGTCGATCGGGTTCCGCATGGTCAGGATCATGGTCGGCGTCTCCTTGGGGTTGTCTGGTTTGACCCGATCATCAGGGAGGCGTGCTCGTCGGGGCGCACCCGTCGGGACGACGTCCAACCGACCCGGACCAGCCGGGCTCCGGGCGGGTTGGCGGGGGTGATCGTCAACGCTTGTTGACGACCGCCCAGCGCTTGAGGTGGGCAAACTTGTCGTAGTCGGTTGATGCCATCTTGTGCCACGACCCAACGCTCCAGCCCTGCCCCTCAAGCCATTCCTTGGCCTGCGCGAGTCCACCGTTGATGGTTGTGGCGGTTGCGGCGATGGCCTCGTCGGGTCGGTAGACGTCCTCCATGCCCTCGATGCGCTCAGGGCCGACGCTCACACTCACACGCTCGGTGAACAGTTCGGCGACGGCGATCATCCGGAGGGGTCCTCTGGGGCCGAGTGGTGTCATGCTCACGGTCGGTCAGCCCTTCTCGTGTGCGGCGAGCATCGGGGTGATGTCGATGCCCTCGGCGAGGGTCGTCCACGCGATCTCGCGGGCGGAGGCGGCGTCTTCGACGGCGGCGAAGACCATCCCGTTGCGATGCACAGTGACGCTTGGCGCAATCCGCTGGGCGGCCGCCTGGAGAGCGGCGATGAAGTCGTCGCGGACCGCGTCGGTGTCGTAGTCGTCGGCGTAGATGCCGAAGGTGTCGCTGAGATCGAGCAGATCGGTGAGATCTGTGATCTGGGTCGTGGTGGTCATGGCGGGGGGCTCCTTGTAGTCGGTTGATCACCTGACGGCCATCATGCCGCGGCCATGCGACGGTTGTGGTTGGTTCAGTCCCGGACGCCGAACGGGTCAAGGCCGGGGTTGGCGGCGTACCACTGGTCCCAGGTGAGGCCCTTGGCGGGGCCCTCGCCGTAGACGTCGGCGGGGCAGGTGTCCTTGCGCAGGCCGTGGGCGCGCCGGTGGGCGTCGTGGGCGTTGTGCATGGTGGAGCCCCGCTCGGGTGCCTTGCTGGGGGTCCATCCGCAGGAGCAGATGATGATGGTGCGGATGCCGCTGCCCGTGCGGTTGAGCATCGAGATGGGTGCGTGGGCTGCGGGTGCGGGCATCACCGGCGTCGTCATGTGACCATTAAACCCTGTCTCGGGTTAGGTTGTCAACCCTGGTTCTCTAGCCGGTCGAGCCGCTCCCGGATCTCCCGCAGTTGCGCCTCGTGCTCGGCCAGCACATCCCGCACCGGCCGCAACCGCGCCGACGGCACCGCCGCCACCCGGACCCCCCGGCCCGGCTCCCCCTCCAGAACGCCCTCCCGCTTGAGTGCTTCCACTGCGGCCCGAGCTGGCCCCCGCGTCACCCCGAACTCCGCCGCCAGGCCCGTCGTGGACGGGATCAGGGACCCCACGGGGTAGTCGCCGGCCCGCACCCGCTCGCGCAGCGTCTCGGCGATCTCCTGCCAGGACGGGAGAGCCATCAGCGGCTGACCTGCGGCACCGTGCGGGACATGGTGCACATGGTGCCGCACGGGGGCGCCGCTGCGGCACGGATCCCGTCACGCGCCGCGCCGAGACCTTGCGCACCTGGCCTACATGGTTCAGCATGGTTGGCATGACCTCGCGAGCCTCAGAGTCGACAGGAGCACCAGGAGCATCCCCGTCCTGGCCGGACCTGCTGACCCCCGCCGAGGTGGCAGCCGTCCTGCGCATCGACCGGAACTCCGTGTACCGGCTGGTCCACGCCCAGGCGTTGCGCGGTGTCCGGGTGGGCCGGCTCGTGCGGATCTACGCCGACTCGGTGCGTGAGCACCTGTCCTGACCACGACCCCTGGAGTTGATCCCGCCATGACCGCCACCGTCCCCTCCCAGCCCACCCGGCCGTCCATGTGGCGGCGTCACCGCCGCAAGTTCCACTTCGGTCTGCCGATCGGTTGGGCCATCGCCAGCGTCGCCCTGCTCCTCCGTGACGACGAGGTCCTCGCGACCACCGCTGCCGTGATCACCGCGGCGTGCATCGTCAGCGCCATCCGCGAGGCCCAGCGCGCCCGCACCGGGGCGACGCCGTGAGCGGGCAGATGAACCCGGCCCTGTGGGGTGTCGTGATCGTCGGCGTCCTGCTGGTGTGCGCGTACCTGTTCGGCGGCTCCAGCAAGCGGTCCGGGCGCGGGCAGGCCAAGGGCCGGATCAGCACCGGGGACCCGACCGCCGACTACCACCTGCGGAAGCTGCAGGCGCACGTCCAGAGGAGGTCCAGGGCGGCGGCGCGGCAGGTGACCCGGGCGAACCGGCAGGCGAAGCGGTCCCAGCCGCGTGCCGGCACCAGGTCGGGACGGCGGCGGTGACCGTGCACGAGCTGACGATCGTCGTCCACGGTGCAGCCGGGGACGAGCTGCCCGCCGAGCTGGAGTGGCAGGACCGGGCGTTGTGCGCCCAGACCGACCCGGAGGCGTTCTTCCCCGAGAAGGGAGGGTCTTCCCGGGCGGCGAAGCTGGTGTGCCTGGCCTGCGAGGTGCGCGTGGAGTGCCTGGAGTACGCCCTGGCCCACGACGAACGGTTCGGGGTCTGGGGTGGCCTGTCCGAGCGGGAACGGCGCCGGCTCAAGCGGAGGGCCGCGTGATGGACAGCCGCGTGATCTTCGGTGACGAAGTGACCCCCGGGATGACCTTGCTGATCCCGTGCCGGGCGACCAGGGCCTGCCGGTACCCGGGCGCGCACGACGTCGGTGTGGAGCATCCGGCGACGGTGCTGCGGATGCGGACCCCGGAGCTCGTGGGTCCCTCGGCCGTGTTGGTCGCCGACGACGGGACCCAGCACGGGTGGGAAGCGGGCCGCGACGAGCCGGTCCGGGTGCAGGTGGAGCCGGCCGGACAGCCGGCGTGAGACGTCCCCACCCCGTCGGCCGTGGCGAAGCGGTAATCCCCCGCCCGCGACGCCGGGCGGCGGGGTGGGGACCCGGGCCGGGGAGGTGACCGGTGGGGTTGTGGAACCGGTGGGCGCCGACCCCTGACCTCGACGAGCTCGACGTGGACGACGAACCCGACGAGAACGAGGGGCAGTGCACGTGCCCGGGCAAGCACCGGCACGACGAGGACGGGCAGTGCCAGCACGTCGCCCACTACGGCGAGGTGGTCTCGGTCGGGTGCGGGTGCCGGTGGGGGAACCAGAGGAGGGCGACACGATGAGGCGGCGCGGCAAGACCCCCCGCGGGTGGGGTGACGTCCCCCCCGGGGAGGCGATCGCGGCTGGGTTCCTGGCGGGACGCATGTCGCACCGCAACTTGGCCGCGATCGTGCCGCTGGTCGTCGCTTTCGTGGTCCTCGCGGGCGGCCCGATCGCCCACTACCTCGTGTGGGGTCGCGTGTCCTGGGCGCCGTGGCTGCCCATCCTGTCGGTGGTGTGCGCGACGGCCCTCGGGGTGATCACGACGCTGCATGAGGCGAAGGCCCGGCACTGGCTGGACCGGGTCCGGGCGGTGTGCGTGGTGGCGGTGCCGTTCCTGGCGTTCGGGATCACGGTGGTCGTCGGCGCGCCGATGCCGTGGTTCCTGACCCAAGTGTTCGGTGCGGTCGCGTTGGCGGTGTGGGTGCAGATGCCGCGGATGCCGGTCGTGCGGGGGCTCGGCAACGACTCCCACGGGCAGCAGTCGCCGCTGGAGGCTCTCGGTCTGGCGTCGGGGACCCGCGGGCACCTGGTGGAGGCGACCGACACGACGAAGGTGTCGCGGGTGCGTCACGCCGGCGGCCAGTCCACGGAGGAGCTGCAGGGGGCGCTGCGGGGGCTCGAGTCGATGGCCGGGTTGCGGCGCGGATCTCTGCGGGCTGTCGCGGAGGGGTCGGCGGACCAGTCGCGGCTGACGTTCACGCAGGTCGACATCCTCGCGCAGGGGCCGATCCCGTGGCCTGGCCCGTCCCACCCGGGCGGGTCGATCAGCCTGCCCACCTGCTCGGCGATCCGCTCCGACGGGTCACCGGTGCTGGAGATCCACGGGCGGGGCCACAACCTGACCACCGGCCGGTCCCGGATGGGCAAGGGCGTCAAGTCGGTGCTGGAGACCGCGGACATGCTCACCCGAACCGACGTCGTGGTGTGGCTCGCGGACCCGGTGAAGAAGTGGCAGACGTTCGGGCCCGTCCGGTCGGGCATCGACTGGTTCGCCGGCACCGAGCGGGAGGTCAAGGCGATGATCCGCGCCTTGCTCCGGCTGATCGACTCACAGGTCGACCTGCTGGCCGACCTTGGCTACACGGAGTGGAAGCCGGAGTGCTGGACCAAGCACCGGATCCCGCTGCTGGTCGTCAAGGTCGAGGAGGCCGGCTGGCTGGTCGAGATGGACCAGCTGGTCGCCGTGCTGGAGCGGGCCGCGTCGGCGGGGATCTTCGTCTACTTCTCGTTGCAACGGGCCACCTACGACCGGATCAACACCACCGTGCGGTCCCAGTTCGCCGGGCACACCGTGTTCGGGGTCACCGACCTGGATGACGCCGCGTACGGGATGCCGGACTCGGTGATGGCCACCGGGATCCGCCCGGACCTGTTCGGGGATGAGGACCGGGGCCGCTGCTACATCCACGGGCCCGGGATCAGCCTCGCGCAGGCGGCGCTGGACTGCCGGGCGTTCCTGCCGGTGGTGAACGGCCGGGAGGACTGGGCTCCGGTCCGGGCCGCGGTCGAGGCGTACGCGGGGATGCGGGCGACCCTGCACCCCGCCCAGGTGAAGGCCCTCGGTGAGGCGTACGCGAACCGGGACCTGTCCCACCTGATCCCGTCCGGGCGGGGCGAGGTTCTGCCGCCCGTCCCGCCGACGCCGGCACCCGCGCCGGCGGCACCAACGGCGACCGCCACGGGGCGTGTCGCCGTCCTTGAGCCCCCCGCCACCCGCACCCGTCCCTCCGCGCCCGCGGGGGACAACGACCAGGAGGAGGACGAGACGTTGGGTGGCTACGAGCACGACCTGGACCCCGAGCTGGACGGGTTGAACCCGCGGGTCCCGATCACGGCCGACGTGCCGGACCTGGAGCTGGCCACGCTCGGGACGCCTGGCCCAGTGCCGTCCAGGCAGGAGCAGGAGGAGCACCTGCGGGTGATCATCGCCGGGTTCGTGGCTGAGGGGCGGGTCACGTTCGAGACGGGCGACCTGCTGGCCCGTTGGTTCGCGATTCCGGGGATCACCGACGGGCAGCGCCCCGCCCTGTACCGGCGGCTGCAGACCCTGATGGACGACGGGCAGGTGGAGCGGGTCGACGGGGAGCGGGGCGTGTACCGGCTGCTGCCCGGCGCGGGCACCCGGGCTGTGGCGACGCCGGAGGGTGACGACGACGAGGAGTTCTTCGACGACGACGCGGCGACGCCATGAACGCCCCCCTGCCCCCGTAGGGGGAGGGGTTGCTGAACAAGGCCCTGAACAAGCCGGTGAACAAGCGTGAACAACGCCCTGAACAGGCCCGTGAACAAGTACGGAGAGTGACGATGAGCCAGGCCACGACCGAGGCTCCCCCGGCGGCGGCACCGCCTGCCGCGCCGGCGCCCGCCCCTGTGCCTGCGGCCAGCCCGCCCCCCGCGGAGCCGGCCCCGGCGCCCCAGCCGCAACCGCAGTACGTCCCCGGGCCCTCTGCCCCGGCCGCCGGCCCCGCACCCGCCGTGCACGTGCACGTCAACACCAACGACGGCGGCGGTGGGGGCCCCGCCGGTGGTGGCGGCCGGGGCCGGCACAAGGCGCTGGGGCGGTCCGACCCGTTCCGCACCACCAGCGAGTTCGTGCAGTGGGCCGACGAGGCACGTTCGGAGCTGCTGCGGCTCGGCGACTGGTGGGTGTACCGGGCCGAGCAGATCGAGGCGGGGATCAAGCGGACCGGGAAGTGGCCGTTCAAGGTGGACAGGCTGCTGGTGGCCCGCCGGGTCGGGCGGCACCTGCGGCAGAACGCGGGCCGCTGCCAGGACTCCGCGAAGGCGTTGTCGGCGGCGGTCAACGTGCTCGCGCAGCTGCGGGAGGACACCGGCCAGTTCGACCCGACGAAGTGAGTGGATCGTGGGCCTCCTGCACACCATCCTGCGTGACCTGCTGATCGGGTTCGTGCTGCTGGTCGCCGGGCGGGTCGGGTGGGTGGTGTGGGTGCACAACGTGCGCCGCTACCCGTGGCGGCCCTGCTGGTGGTGCCTGGGGTCGGCGAAGAAACCGAACCCGATCGGGGAGCGGACGTACGGGGACTGCTGGTGGTGCGGCGGGTCCGGCAAGCAACGACGGATCGGGGCGGTCCTGCTGGGCCTGCCCCGCCCCTCAACCAAGGGACGACACGGGAAGGCAAGGAGGCGGTGATGACGGTGGTGGAGCTGCCGCTGCGGACGGCGCCGATCGAGGCGGTCAAGGCGGCCCGGGCGACGGTGCGGGGATCGACTCGACCGGCGGCGTGGGTCGCTGCCCTGCCGTTGGCTGCCCCCCTGGTCGGGGTGAACGCGGTTGCGGTGGCCGGGCAGACGATGTGGGCGTTGGACCACCTGACCCGGGCGGTCGTGCTCGCGGTCGGGTTCGCCGCCACCCTGGAGTCGATCGCGGTGTACCTGGCGTGGGAGGCGCACGTCGCCCTGATGGCCGGGGACGCCGCGTTCCGGCTGCGCCTCTCGTCCTACCTGATGGCGGGGGTGGTCGCCGCCCTGAACTACACCCACTGGGCGCCGGACTGGACCCCGAACGCGAAGGCGCTGACGTTCGCGTTGTTCTCGGTGATCTCCCCGTGGCTGTGGTCGATCCGGTCCCGGTCGATGCACCGGGAGCAGCTGCGAGCGAAGGGGTTGATCGACCCGCGGTCGGTGCGGTTCTCCGCCGCCCGCTGGGTGTGGCACCCGTGGCGCACGTTCGGGGCGCACTGGCAGGCGACGTGGGACGGCACGATCGACCCCGGGGAGGCGATCGCCCGGTACAACGATCGGCGCCCCGTGGTGGTCGATCGGTCGACCGCCACGCCACCCGCAGTCGAGGCGACGATCGACCACCCGATCGAGGTGCCGGTCGAGTCCAGGATCGACCCTGCGATCGAGGCGCCACAGCGGCCGGCGATCGAGGCAGTCCCGTCGCCCCGATCGACCTCCCGCAAGCCGCGCCGGCGGTCGACCCGGTCGACTCGGCCGCCGGCCCGCACGATCGAGGACCTGGCGGCGCTGATCACCGCGGCGATCCAGTCCGGCCAGATGGACCCGCGACCGAAGGTGGAACCGACCCGCCGGTACCTGCAGGCCAGCCCGGACCGGACCCGGCAGGCGTTGCGGTCCCTCGGTCTGCTGGAGGACTGACCGCGGTGTTGACCCGGCGTGTCCCGACCCCGCAGCAGCGGTGGGCCGACCTGGAGCGGTCCGGGTGGTGGAGGGCCCTCACCCACGACCGGATCCGGCTGGTCGGTGAGCCGGCCGCCGACCCCGGCAACCCGCCGTGGTTCCTGCTGCTGGTCGAGGACCCGACGGGTTGGCTCGGCGACTGCCGGGTCCTGCTCGGCGTCAACGGCACCGCCAGCCCGGACGGCGCCCACGACCTGGTCGCTCTGCCTGTCCCGGCCTGCGTGTCCCACCCGTTGGCGGCCGCCGCGTGGCTGGCCGACGACGAATCCCACCCCGTGCGGGTCACCGCCCAGGTGATCGCCACAACCGTGAACCGAACCTGAGGAGACCCCACGATGACCGTGATGTTGACCGTTGCGCCGCCGGTGGACCTGGCTCCGTTGGTGCCCCCGCCTGCCCTGCCTGTCACCGGGGAGCAGTTGGAGCAGCTCGTCGGGATCGCCGAGTCCTGGCGGTGCCAACTGCAGGCGCAGGGCGACCTGGTGGTGATCCCGTGGCCGGACGACCTGGCGGCGGGCGTGCGCGCCCAGGAGGTTGGCCGGGCCGTGGTGGTGCGCCAGCCGGGGATCGTCGTCCTGGACGGGGTGCACCCGCACCGGCTGGTGCCTGCCGACGGCCGGATCGGGTGGGCGCCGTGGACCGGCGGCGGGACCACCCTGGGGCTGCTGTGTGTCCCCCCGGACGGCGCGGCAACGTTCGTGCACGCCGAGCACGACACCCTGCATGTCGGGGCCGGCTTCTACGCTGTGCGCCGGCAGCGGGAGTGGGACGGGTTCAAGTCGCTGCCCGTGCGGGACTGACCCCCTCGATCGCGGCCCGGCCCTGCGAAGTTCACCTCCTGCGACGCGCGCCGCAGCACGGACCCGGCGCACCGGGTCGCTTCTCGAGGTCGGGTCGGGCCGCACCAACCACCGGCAGCCCCCGGGAACGTTCCCGGGGGCTGCCGGTGGTTTCCGGTACCGTGGTGGATGTGACCGCGCCCCGATTCAGTGCCCGATCTTCCTCGTCGTCACGTTGACGACTCCGGGAGAGGTGGCCGAACTGGTGATGGCGCTGCCCTGCTAAGGCAGTCACCCACTGGGTGGTGCGGGTTCGAGTCCCGCCCTCTCCGCTCGGGAGGGTGCCGCCCGTCGGTGGGCAAGCGGTCTCGAAAACCGTGGTGAGGCGCGAGCCTCAAGGGTTCGACTCCTTCATCCTCCGCTGTCAGCTGGTACCGTCTTGCCCGTGATCGCGCGCCGCTTGTATCGCCGACTGCTTCCGTAGCACTCGGCCGACACGGCGTGCCCGTCCTGGTCGAGTGCGACTCCCGGGACGGTCGGGCAGGTGGTGGGCCCAGCTGGCTGTAACCCAGTGACCTTGCGGTCTGGCGGTTCGATTCCGCCCCGTCCCACGCAGCACCCCCTCGTAGCCCAACTGGCAGAGGCGCTCCGTTCAGGGCGGAGAGGTTGACGGTTCGACTCCGTCCGGGGGGACGCCGTGGTGGCCCAACTGGCAGAGGCATCAGGTCGAGAGCCTGACCGGTGCGGGTTCGACTCCCGTCCACGGCACGACCCCTCCGTGGCCCAACCCGGTAGAGGCACCCGATTCAAGATCGGGACTGGTGGCGGTTCGAGTCCGCCCGGGGGGACTACAGGCCCATCACGCGCAGGTCGTCAGGATCGGCGTCCTGCAGTAACCGGGCCAGGGTGAGGCCGAACACCCGGCAGATGACGGGGATGTCGGCCACCTGCAGGGCCCGGTTCCCGGCCTCCACCTTCTGGATCATCGTCTTCGACCAGCCGAGCCGCTCGGCGAGCTCCTCCTGGGTCCAGCGCCGGCGGGACCGTTCGGCGCGTACCGCGTTGGCGAGCACGTCTCCCAGGTCGACACCGTCCACGAGGGGACGGTAGGTGCCGGATCAGCAGCGTGGCTGCCGCCCGAAAGCGTGACATGGCGTTCACGTTCGGGTTAGTGTCGATACGACGCCGTAGCCGTCAGATCGGCATCTTGGGCGTCGCCTGGACCCGCCACCAGGAAGGACACCGTCATGGCTGAGACGACAGCCATTGCCGTGCTGTTGGACGGCCCCGCCGCTGGCAGGACCGTCACCGTCCAGTTGATCAACGGCCATGGGCCGCGGTTCTTGGGCGTGGACGGCGGGAACTACGTGCCGGAGCCAGCCGCTGGCGGCGCATTGAACTACCGGTGGGTGCCGCTCCACCAGGATGTGCGCGCCTGGGAGGCGCAGCAGCAGGTGGCGGCGGAGGATGCGGAGGCGGCGCGGTGATCTCTCCGATCGTCGCCCGGTGGCCGATCGCGGTCTGGGCGTTGACGTCGTGCCGGCGGGGGATGGGGACGGGTCGGGGGGTCTCAGAGCAGGGCTGAGACTCCCCGGCCCTCCCGTCAACGACTGCCGCCCCACCTTGGAAGTTACCGGAAGTTGTCGACGGTGGGCGGTTCCCGGCGGTATTGTCACGCTCGCGTGCAAGGGTCGGCCACCGGGAAGGGGTTGCAGATGGCGCGTCGTGTCAGGGCATCCGCCGCGAGATCCACGTCCAAGAAAGGGCCCGTCGAGCGGCGGGTGATCGTCCCCGAGCCGGCCCGGGCCCAGTTCCTGCACCTGGCCAGCGTTGCCCCCACTGAGAGTGCCCGGGACTACTGGCGGCGGCGCGCGGAGGGTGTTCCTGCCCGCACCCGCACCGCCTGACCGGTCCGAACGAACGGGCGACCGACTCCCTTCCCTTGGGGGTCGGTCGCCCGTTCGTTGTGTCTCAGTTCGTTGCGTGGTGGGCGATGTGCGGCAGGTGGTGCAGCAGGATGGTCCGCTCACCGTGGGGGCCGACGGCGATGGAGCGGGGCAGTTGCTCCAGCCGGGAGGCGGGGCTGTAGCAGCCGCACAGACCGTTCCCGGGCGGCGGCGCGGGCGGGTAGGCGCAGTGGGAGCGCAGGTCCGGGTCGTTGAGCACCGGGAAGATCTTCTTGATCGGCCAGTGGTCGGACCCGAGCAGGTCCCCGGCGCGCAGGTCCTCCCCCAGGATCGTCGGGGCGGGCATCTTGCCGGTCACGTCGTGCTGTCTCCTTCGAGGGTGAGGGTGTATCGGTTCGCCCGCTGCGCCTTGCGGCGGGCGTAGCGGCGCATCCACTTGTCGGACGCCCGCTCGGCGCGGCGTGCGCTGCCGCGGACCCGCTTGACGACCGGGACGACGACCTCCCAGGTGTGCGGGCCGAGCTGCTGGACGTCGGCGAGCACGGGCACCTCCGGGGCGGCCGGGACCAGCTCGCCGCGGATCGTGTTCGCTGGCAGCGGCGCCACCGCTGTGTTCCGTGCGGCCGCCTGGTAGGCGAGCCGGAACACGACGCTGGTGGCGACCTGGGCGACGACGGCCAAGGCCTTGTCGTCGCCCGCCCCGGCGGCTGCCAGGGCGGGCAGCATGTCGGCGAGCCGCCGCTGGACTGCCTGTGCGGCTTCGAGGCGTTCCGGCGGCGGTTCGAGCGGGTCAGCGGTCACTGCGGGTCGGGGCCGTACGTGAAGCCGCCGCCGCCCCGCAGGACCTGCGTGCCGTAGCTGAGGCTGGAGTACGCGGACGCCGTGCCGACGCCGGTGTTCGCGAACGACTGGACGTTGCCGACGCCCATCTCCCGGCCCTGCCACGCGGAGTCCTCGGCGCCCTGGAACGAGAACACCCACCCGTAGGCGTCCCGCTGGTGGGCGATCGCGGCCCGCACCCGCTCCAGGGTCCAGTCCTGCGACTTGTTCTCCTTGCCGTCGGTGACGATCGCGACCAGCACCTTCCCGGGCCGCTGGTCCTCGGGGAGAGCCGCCAGCCGCTCCCCGGTGTCGGTGATGGCGTAGCCGACCGCGTCGTACAGGGCGGTCCAGCCGCGAGGCCGCATCTGGTAAGGCGGCACGTCGGCGACGGGCACCATGCTCACGACGGTCTCCACCTCGTGGTCGAACTGGACAACGGTGACGGTCATCCGGCCCGGCAGCGCCGCCTGCTCGCGCAGGAACGTGTTCACGCCGCCTTCGGCGTCGGCGCGGATGTCGGCCATCGACCCGGAACGGTCGACGATCAAGATGACGTGGGCGTAGTTCGGGTCGGTCATGGTTGTGGGGCTCCGATCGCGGTGAGTTGACGGGGAGGGTGTGCCCGGGGGCCGGGTGACCCCCGGGCACGTGACGGGCTACTTCGCGGTGACCGCGAACCCGGCGCCGGGCGCGAACGTCGTCACGTTCGGCGGGATCGCCTTCAACGTGTCGATCTGCGCGCAGGCCGGGCACGCGAGGTATCCCTTCTCGCGGGCGGCGTTCGCGTCCGCTTCGGCCTTGGCTTGCTGCACCTTCGCCTCAGCCTGCGCGACACCCGCGAACGCGGCCTGCGCGTTGTTGATCGACGTCTGCACCTGGTCGGGCAGGGTGATCCCGGACAGGTTGAACCGGACGCCGGTGAAGAACCGGCCGCCGAGCGTTGCAGTGAGGTCGTCCTCGAGGCTGGCGTTGATCGCGGTCTGCACCTTGGCGATGGACAGGTTGCCCTGCCCGGCGGCGGCGGCCACAGCCTGGTAGTTCTGCCCTGACGCGATGAGAGCGCACGACGCCTGCAGCTCCGCGCAGTGCACGGTGCCGATCTGCTGGCGCAGGTCGTTCGAGATGACCGGCTGGAACACGGCGTCGAGGAACGCCTGCCAGCCCCGGTCGGGGTCGTCGATCGACACGTAGTCGCCGGACCCGTCGGGGGCGGGGTAGGTGCGGGTGCCGTAGCGGGAGTCGAACTCGGCCAGGGCCTTCGGGTCCAGGTTCAGCTGGAAGTAGACCGTCCCGGAGACGCCAACCTCGACGCCGTCAGCGGTGGGCACCTGCTCGATGGTGTGCTTGTCCGCCGCGCCGGTTGCGCTGATGGTGTAGTACCTCTGCTGGGCGGGGTACTTGCGGGAGCTGGAGAAATAGCCGGTCCAGGACAGGCCCGACGCGGGCTGCAGGATGGCGCGGACGTCGTTGTTGGCCAGGCCGCCGTTGCGGACGACGGCGACCTGGCCGGCGTCGGTGGTGTCGGTGGCGTTGGCGAAGGTGAACACGCCGAGGAAGGCCGCGATGACGCCGACGACAGCGGCCAGCCCGAACATGCCGTTGCTGGCGCCGCGGTCCTCGCGACGTCGGGGAAGAGTGATCACGAAGCGTTGTGCTCCTTCATGGTGGGGTGGTTCCGGAAGCCGTTCGGGAACTGGATGACGGTGGCGTGGGTGCCGGGCTGGCCGCCGGGGTCGGGGGCGGACGTGTGGCTGCCCGAGCAGGCGCACAGGGTGAGGGCGGCGGCCCCGGCGAGGGCGAGGGCGAGGCGGGTGCGGGTCATGCTGACTGCTCCGATTCGTAGGTGGTGGGTCTGCGTCCGCACAGGCACCACGTTGTGGCGCACGTGCAGGTCTCGGGGGTGGTGGCGAAGTTGACCGACAGGTAGCGGGATCCCGGGCGCGGGTATCCCCACTCGCCGGGTTCCGGTGGGTGGCCGGGGCAGCGCCACCGGTGAGCGCCGGACTTGGTGGGGGTCCGGACGACAGCCGGTTGCCCGCAGCGGCAGAACATGCCCGGGACGGGCGGCAGGGCCGCCACCAGGGGCCAGCCACGCACCGGCCCGCAGTCCGCGGCCGGGGGCGGGTCCTGGGCCGGCACGTCGGTCCACAGGGCCGCCTCGTGGGCCAGGTCCGGTGAGGTGGTGGACGGTTCGGTCAGCAGCTGCATGACCAGCAGCCACGTCTCCTGGCTGCCGGGTTCCCGCAACTGGACGCCGGCGGTCCGGTAGGCGCGGCGGGCGAAGGCGGCGCGGGTGCGGGGGTTCGGGTGTCCCCGCTCCGGGAACGCGCCGACGACCTGCTTGAACGTGTTCAGGTCCCAGTTGAGGCGACGCACGTAGGCGGCGATCGTCTCCGCCTTGGCCCGCTGGTTCGCGGCCTTGTCCTGCCAGCCGGTCACCGGGCGGCCCGCCTCATGTGACGAACGGCCTCGAGGCGGCGCTGGCGTTCCTGTTCCTCGCCCGCGATCCGGGCCTGCTCGCGGGCGTAGCAGACGTCGCAGCCGCCGGCCAGGTGCAGGGCCTTGCAGTCGTCGCACACCTGCCGTTTCTGGCGGTGCTCCAGCCGCTCGACCACCAGGCGGAGGATGTCCAGGGTCTGTGCGGCGACCATCTGGTTGCCGTGGCTGGTGGGGTTGGCGGGCCGGCGGGTCACGAGGCCACCCGGCGGGCCGCGTCGAGGACGGCGTGGACCTGCTCGACGATCGTGGGGTCCTTCGACAGGCGGGGGCCGGCGACGTTCAGGACGAGGTTGCGGATGTGCGCGGGGTAGACGGCGCGGCATTCCCGCAGGAACGCGGCCAGGTCGCGGCCGGCCTGCTCGGGGTCGCTGTGGACGTGGGTCCAGGGGCGGCCCAGGTCCTGCAGGAACATCGCGGTCAGGGACGTGCCGCCGGTGCGTGCCGGACCGGTGGTGATGATGACGGTGGCGTGGGAATCCCTGGCGTTCCACAGGGTTCGTTCCTGGTACCGGTCGGAGGGGGTTTCCCGCAGCGGGTACCGGTCGGGGATCGGCCCGTCTTCGGCCTTGCGGCCGCGGGGGCACCAGCCGCCGACCGGGACGCCGTTGGCCATGGCCCAGTCGAGGGCGGCCCGATCAGCGCCGGTCTGGCCGCCGGAGATGACCCGCGTGAACGGGCCGAGACTGGTCACGGCGTCTCCTTGGCGAGCTCGACGGTGGTGTCTGGGGGCACGACGACCCGGACTGCCGTGGGTGCACTGGCCGGGAGGAGAACCAGCACCCGCCACGGCTGGGGTTGCCGGTAGTTGGTGCCGCCGCCGTCGGCGAAGCCCAGGAGCCGGCCGGTGCGCCCGGCGACGGTGACGGTGGCGCCGGTGTGCGCCAGGGTGATGTCGGCGGCCCTCACAGCAGGTCCCACGCCATCAGCGCGGCGACAGCGAGGGGGAACAGCAGCCACGGGTCGGACACGACCGCGGCGCCGACTGCGGCGAAGAACGCGACCTTGAGGCCGCTCAGGCGCGCCACGGGTCACCCCGGTAGGACATGTCCACGAACCGGGCGTAGTGGCCTTGGAAGGCGAGGGTCACGGTGCCGGTCTGTCCGTTGCGCTGCTTGGCGACGATCCAGTCCGCCTCGCCGGCGCGGGGCGACTCGGGTTCGTCCTGGTCCTCCCGGTACAGCAGGACGATCACGTCGCTGTCCTGCTCGATCTGCCCGGACTCGCGCAGGTCGGCCATGTTCGGTTTCTTGTCGGCGCGGGACATCGCGGCCCGGTTCAGCTGGGACAGGGCGAGGACGCTGCAGCGCAGGGACTTCGCCAGGCCCTTGAGTTCCCGGGAGAACCGGGCGACCTCCTGCTGCCGGTTCTCGGCGCGTGTCGTCCCGGACATCAGCTGCAGGTAGTCGACGACGACCAGGCGGGGCGGGACGAGGACCCCGTCGAGGGGGACGCCCCGCTTGCACACGGCGCGGATGTGCGCGCTGGACACCGACTCGGTGTCGTCGATCAGCAGCGGCAGGTCCGTCAACCGGCCGCGGGCGCCGTTGATGCGCCACCAGTCGTCGTCGGTCAGGTCGGTGCGGCCCTTGACGAGGCTGGACAGGATCACCCGGGCCTCCGCGGACAGCATCCGCAGCAGCCACTCCCGGCGCTGCATCTCCAGGGAGAACACGATCGTGGGCACCCGGTGGCGGATCACCTGCTCACGGACGATGTCCAGGGCGCCCGTCGACTTCCCGACGCTCGGGCGGGCACCGATGACGATGAGTTGGCCGGGGGTCATCGGCAGCAGCAACCGGTTCAGGTCGTGGCCCGGCCAGGGCAGGCCGACAGCGTCCTGGTCGGCTTCCAGGGACTCCAGGGCCTCCTCGAACGCCTCGTCGAAGGCGGGCAGCCGGTCGGCGACCGCGGCGCCGCCGATGGCGGCCTCGATCTCGGTGAGGGCCGCGGCCTGGACGGCGTTCACGTCGTCCGTGCCGGCGGTGCGGCCCATCTGGGCGATGCGGGTGCCGGCCTCGACAAGGCGGCGCAGGGCCGCGCACTCCCGGATCTGCCGGGCGTAGTGGGTGGCCGCGGACAGGGCCGGGACGGACGCGGTCAGGTGATGCAGGTAGGCGGGGCCGCCGACCCGGCCGAGGGACC